GAATACATTCTTTTCTCTAGCGTCACGGGATACGAGCTCAGACCAAAGTCTTGAACGCAAATCGGAGTTTTCCTGACCTTGTAAGAGGTTTGCGTATGAGGTTGTGTTAGATTTTAGATCGACATTGTTGCCGTCGATTCCGGCGGCTTGTGCGTTTGCTAAAGCACCATTGCCAATGTTTCCAGGTATGTTTTTAATAGCCATTGTATTATATAATTTTGATTAGGTTAGATTTATACGCTACCTAAGCGGAGTGGCTCCTCCAGGGGCTCCCAGCAATTTGTAAAGATCATCATTACTTATACCGGGAAGTGACTGAATTAAACCATCGCGAGTAGCGGGTTGATTTACAGGTTGTGCCGTAGTCCCAGTCGTCAATACCTTCGTTTGAGTTCCCATCTGCGGTGCCTGAGGAGCGGGAGCGACCGGTTGTTCTACCGGTGCCGGCTGCTGCTGAGGAATATTTGCGGCTGCGAACTCATTGGCTAATAATTCCGGCCAACGAGGTGAGTCAAAAACTGCGGCGTAATCGGGGTCGTTCTGAGCCTGTGAGACATAATCATCGAACTGCTTGCGAAGGACATTGTCTTTGTTCTGCAGATCTGGATAACGCTCGTAAACTCGATCACGGCTTTCCATCGCTTTGCTGCGATGGGTTTGATAAACATGCTGTTCCTGCTCGCGTTGCATTTGCTCTTTACGGAGAGTCAAGTTTTGCAACTCAAGTTCTTGCTTCATAATCTCACGCTGTATTTTTAGCGCTTGAGTAGTCTCAAGTTCTTCTGCTGCTTTCTCGACTTTTCCTTCAAGCTCTAGAATGCTTGCTCGGATATCATCAGCTTGTTTATCGATACCTTGGATGGGATCGGGCTCGGACGCCTCGACTTGATCCTGATTAGGTTGTAAATTTTGTTGAGCTGGTTGTTGCGCTTCCTGACCGTAGATAATTCTCGAAGCATCGGCGAATGATCCTTGGAATCCTTCAGATCTATAGAGATCAATGACTTGTTGGTCCATCTCGTTGCGGGGACGAATCCTTCGCTTTGCGAGCTTTTCCTCTTCAGTCTCAGTTTCCTCTGGCTCTTGGCCTTCAGCCTGCGGCTCTTGGACTTCGGCTTCTGGCTCTGGGATTTGCTCCTCAGGCTGAACTTCTTGGGTCGGAACCTCTTGATTGACTTCGGCAGTCTGCGTTATACCTAAAGCATTGCGAAGATCGTCGGTTGACGCATTCTCAATACTAAACTCTGATTCGGTTTGCGGGGATTCAACCTCCGCAGTTTCTGTATCCATAATGCGAAGATATACTTCGCACTACAAAAAAGTAACCGGTTGGAAAAATTATTTTCCTTTAGGTTTGTAGGACTTAGTTCCTGGTTTGCTGTCAAGCTTAGCCTGGCATCCAAACTTTGCACATATGGATGGAGCGAGACAGTCTTTACCACAGGGTACTTTACTAGTTTTTTTGTTCATCTCTTTTGATTTTGATTAGTTTCCAAATTAAATAGACACAGGTTAGTGCTCCAGCCATAGCTCCGAAGAGATCATTCCACTGGCCAAGGGTGAAAGAAAGAGTTGTACCTAAGAATCCTATAGTTGGTGTTGGGTCATTCATCGTCTTCCTCCAGGTGTGAAATAAAATCCGACAATCATCGGCAACACGACGGATGTTTGGAAGAGGCATAGGTGTCCGCTTGTAATGACCATATGGGTTTGCTCTGCTGGAAAACTGAGGAGCCCGAAAAGAATTTCTGTTCGTCCTTCCCCCGTAATGTTTGTTGAACTGAGTATTGGGACTGACGGATAAATCGCTGTGATGCAAGTGACGAAGGCGATGGAGCCCATTCCGATGAGTGCGAGCATCCGGCGTGTAGCCCTAGTGAAAGCACCCCCATCACCACTGTTAAGACTTTCCTGGAATTTAATAGCAAACTCGTTATTCCGAGCTTCTCTTGCCATTTCAATTTCATACTTTTGTTGCCGAGCATCCGTAAGCATACCAAATACACCTTTAAGTATGCTACCCATTGCGGCTGAACCGCCGCCCGTCAGGAATAAAGTTAGTAGTTCAAACATTACCGGCTTTTCTCAAAAAGTTTTTGAATATCTCTTCTGCGGTCTTCGACGACCTTATTAAGAATTGCGATTCTTTCTGTTTTACGAGCATCGGAAATCTGAAGCTCGCGAACATGCTCTTTCATTAAATCAATCTCCACCTTATTCTTCTTAAGAAAAAAAGCTAAAACCGAAAGGCCTACGCCGATACCGGCAAACATATATGATGATAGTTCCATTAGTGTTTGGCGGTTTCCTGGTATCTTATTTTGTCAAGCTGCTCTTCATGCTTGTTCATTTGCTTCTCAAGAAAAATAAGCCTCATGTTCTGCTCTGCATCGTCAGGTAATGCTCCGAGCTCACCTCTCGGCCACTTAATTCTGAACTCCGCGTTCATTTCCACATCATGCTGCAATCGAAGGATCTCCATCTCTAGGGTGTTAAGTCTGGCGTAGATCATAGCTCCCGAGTAAACGATAAAAATGGCGGTCCCAAAAACTTTGGCTATAAAACCGAGGTTGGTTTTAACCTGCTTTGCCTCACCTATTTCTTCTTGGGTCATAGCAATGAGGGTATTAGTTTTGCGTTGTTATTTACTGATGAAAGCTTCGCGTTTGCGTTTAGAGTTTCTTCAAGCTGTGGCTGAACATTTATAGCCATAGCTCCTGAGTCCATGGTTATAGGTCCGTTACCGGCTACCAGGACAGACCTGTCGTCATCTCTGTACAACCTACCACCTCCTACTACCACAGCATTAGACCCTACATTTTGTATTTTAATGTCAGCGTTTCCTACATTTATCTGGTAGTTGTTTTGATTAATAGCGGTCATACCATTGAACCACTGCTCGACCCCATCTTCTGTAGTCGTTGAGTATGTGAAAAATGCATAAATATCTTTAACACTTGCGGTACCATCTGAATCATCGATATCGATTCCCATTGGATCCCCGTAGTCTGAAATAAGAGTACCATCCGACGAGTTAAGAGTCTTTGATACTTCGCTACCGTTTATCGCATTTAAATTGTAAATTTCATCTGCTTGCTGGTCTACCTGGAAGGTTATGCCCGCCGCAGTAGCCACTCCGGTCTTCTCGACGGGAAGCATTGCTTCAGCATCAACCACGCATGAAACTCTAAGTCTTATGACATCCCCGACTGAAATTTGACTTCCATTGTAGGAGCCCGTGACATCTATAAAGTCGCCTGCACTACCACTTAGCTTTTCTGTGTGAACGAGTGCATTACTCTTAGTTACATTTACAAGCTGTATGCGAGAGGTGGCTTCCACATTTTTTATTTCCCAAGGAAGTGTTGTGGTGTCCTTAAATCTTCCTATTACTTCTGCATCATTTAAAAGTGTGGCAGTACCATCAGTAAGTATATTACCTATAAAAGTGGTGGCTTTGATTGTTAAAGTATTACCGCTAATCGCAAATGCAGAACCTGCATTTTTGTCCACCACCACATCATAAGAGCCCGCATCAATTGTGTTACCATCTTTCGACACCAATGGTGACAGTTCTCCTGCATAGTTATCGACTAAATATGATTTTGCTATGTCGTAAAATTTCTGTGGAGTGTCTATTGAAGTATAAGCATCAACTGTGGTTTTACTATTTTCTGTAATTATAAAATCTGGTGTCATTTTAACTGTGCTTTGCAAAGTGTCGAGTCCAACTAAATCCTCTGCAAATCCAGTGATAGTTTGGTTGTATGCAATAATAGAGAATGGAATTTCTGAATTTGAATTTGTGCGAGAATCAGTGGTGATGGTCTTATCGATATAATTGATTACCTCGACCAAAACATCTTCATCTAGATTGCTAGTCTGGTTGACTCCATTGTAAATCTTATCAGATCTATCATCTTGATTTTTTGGCCCAAATGCTCTGTTGCCACTGTCTAAATCTTTAGCGTAATACGAATAGGTTAATGGGTTACCATCCAAATCTTCCACCACTAAACTTATAGGTCTGACGCATTTTAGATACATGAAATTGTTTCTTACTGCATCGAGTGCGACTCTTAGTCTGTCAGAAAAACCTTTGATGGTAATTGTCTCTCCACTTGATTGAGTTCTAGTAACATTAATAACATCGGAATCGTGTAGATTCGGACTAGTGTCAAAATTCTCAAAAGTCAGTGGTGGGAATGGTGAATTATAACTCTGGAATCCTCCTTTTTTAAATTTAAAGATTCCAGTATTCCATCCACTCTTTGTGAAAATTCTCGACTCTAAAGTCTCACCATCAAAAGTTAAATCGTAAATGTTTATTTTTGCGTCACCTTCAGAGCTAGTGGACTCAATCCTGAACTGAGATGTGTTATTTGGTTCCTCTGCAAGGTTGTAAAAAATCCCATTATTGATTGTGACTGTTGCCCCACCTGCAGTTCGCAAAGTTGCAGTAGTACGAATTATTCCACCATTCCATAAGAATGTAGAACTACCACTAAATGAAATTCCAAAGAAATTATACATCCGCCCACTCGTATTCTCATTGGGTAAATCAATACCCACTCCGACTGAGTATTTATCTTTTCCATTGGCAGTAGTTTTCACACCTAAATTTAATGTGCCTGTTACTGTGAGTGGATGCCCACTACCTGCATCGATCGCTTGCTTCATCACTTGCAAGGTCTCATAGGCAGGATCAATGCTTAGTGTTCCTTGAACCTCTAAGAAATGAGTTGATGCAATTGTATAAGTAGTGTGATTTCCACGAACTGTAGTAGTCACTCCTGGCACTCCATTCAGCTCACTAAGATCAATGTCTGTACCTGTTTGCGTAATCTTGTTACTTGCTTCAGAAAAACTCATGCGTAATCCTTTGTAATTGATGCAAGATTACCATCCCCATCGTAAGTTAAGGTCTTGGTGAGCGTGGTAGTATCGGAGCCGTCTTTTTCTACTACGCTAGTTAGATTACCGCTTGTATATGTAAATGTCTTACTTCCCACTTTTGTTCCCTTCCCGCTGTCCGTCCATGTCGTCTGCGCTGTAAGCAGACCGGCTGTGAATGTAGGCTCCGAATAATTATCGGATGGGGACGCTCCATCGATACGATCAGATAGGGACTTTAACTCAGTCCCTACCTTCGTACCGATCTGTGAAAAGATGTCAGCCACGCACTAAACTAGTTAAGCTGAAGTTAGCGATGCATTGTTCAAACTAATGAGCAGATCAGCAGGATCAGAGGGCGAAGATAATCCGTCTACGCTAACCGACACACCTTCCGTAATTGAAGCGAAGGAAACAAGATCGGAGTATTTATTATTTGCGAGATTTATTGTAATAGATGTCCCAGCTATTGATATATCGTTTGAAGCTTGGGATGTATTTATAGAGAGTGTTGTCCCTTCGCCGTAAATACCAGTGAAGTCAATCCTGTAGTTCCTTGTTGAGAAGTAGCCGTCTTGACTTAATGTCGTGCCGTTACCATACACGGACGGTGTAGGCTCGACAATTTGCTCATTTAAAGCTGCTTCGAAACTTGAGTAATTACCAAGGTCAATATTGTTAATCTTAATACCGCTGGAGTCTGCTACCTTAAGGGCACTACCTGCACTAACATCAATATTACCCGTTACTGTCTGCCCGGCGGATGTGTCAAACAACTCTTTCCACACCCCTCCATGAGCGAAGTATCCTCTACCCGTATCATGGACATGCGCAAACATACCGTGATATGTAGAAGCGCTTGGAAGATCGCTCGCGGTGGGGAAGACATTAGAGTAAAATATTTTTGAACCATTGCCGTCTTTGGAGAAAGACCAAGCATCTAAGTCCTGATTCCAAACAAGCTCAGCATCGGGAAGCACAGCTCCCGCTTCTGTGTATGTAGCGATAGTCGCGTATCCCATATTCAGCTGGTTACCAGCGCCGGCACCCCTGTCGTTCCAGGCTGTTTTGACCCTACTTTGTATTAGACCGTTATAGACAGTTGTTTCTATGGTGTAACTTTTGGGGGTAGACGGATTTTCAGTAAGATTACCTGTTGTGTCAGGAGGAGCAGATGCGACTGAAGGTTTATCACCGACGTATTTTATACTTATACTGAGTACATTACCGGAGTGCAGGCCACTAAGACTAGAAACGTCGCTGCTTATAGGAGTGTAAGATGGATTCGTACCGCTATCGTTCCAAGTTCCGACCCGTACTCCTGAGTTTGGAATTGCAGCGTAAGCACCATCCTTTACAGAATAGGAGGTGGCAGTGATTGCACCACTCGAAGAAACTGTAAGTCTTACCAGATAAGTGGTGTCGTTTGGCTCGTCAAATACATGCAGTTGATTAGGCGCTTCGTAGTATGTGTGAAAATAACCGGGACTACCGTTTACAGAAACACTCACACTTGAATTGCTCTCGCTACCTTGATAACTAAACTTGTATGGGCTATGTAGTAAAAATTTTGTTATGTCCGTCGGCGATTCCGGTAGCAGTCCGCCACCACCTTCACTCTCGAGCACCTTAGAATCGCCTGATCCAAATGATGATATGTAGGTCTTTTGGTCTGCGAAATTAACAGGCACCAAAGAATTTTCACTAGTGAACATACTTGAATTGCCGGTAAAATATTCATTTGATGAATCATTGTAGTACCTAAACGACCACCATCCATCGTAGTCACCACCAGTACTAGGCTTGTAATACTCGCCACCAGCCCCTGTCGCGTCGTCCATTCTTTTGTAATAGATGGTGCCAGCTGTTTCTCCATCAAATTTCTTAAAAGAGATCTCGTATGTTACATGTTCAGACACAGCGGTCATGGAGCTTCCTCTTTTTAAATACTTCGGCCAATAGCGAGTGGCGTCAGTCATATTACTAAAAATTGATCCATCCTCTGTGTTTTGACTAAATTGATATGCAGACGCATCAAACACCCACGGCTCTATAACATAGTCCCCACGGTAGTACCTACCGTCATATTTAGAATCGCCAGTGTAGTTCGAAAACGCACCTGTTGGTGCGAAACGATAATCTGTCCAGCTTGGTATATTCGAAGGACCGAGATTGTAATCCACATTATTTGGAGCGTTGTATACCTGCGTAAGACTAAAATCACTGCCCGCGATATAATTTTTAATAAATTCTGACCCAGGGAGCTGAGCGGTCGGTTTGTATGATGTTCCCAGTTCTGTTATAGCGTACTCACCCCCTCCTATTGACTGCGAAGTGGCTGCAGTAAGACTTGTGACAATATCTGTATCCTGTACATAAGTCCCGGCTTGTATTCCACGATTTACAGCAATACCACCAGTATTCGTAGTTATGTTACCATCGGCCGCAAGGTTAACCTCAATCATGTTATCAGAGACCTCAACAGTCTGAGTATTAACAATTGTGGTATCTCCTCTGACGATGAGCTCATCTACTTCAGCCCTTGAAGCTTTTAGGTTTGAGAAGGTGCTCGAACCATTAGCATATGCCGCTAAGCTAGCTTTAGTGGAGTATGGGGAAAGATCTAAATTCTCTATTTTCTGATCAACGACGCCAAGGGAAACCACCGTGGCGTAAGGACTAAAATCAATTGTGCTTGAGACATTCCCTAAGCTGACCTTAGTCGCGTAGTTGTCTTTAATGTTTTTAATTTCTGAGCCGACTTTTTCGCCGATTTTACCGAGGATATCTGTTGCTGTGGACATGGTTTTAAATAATAGTTGTTTCTAGGTTTGTTCTGAAAGATTCATAATTTCCGTACTCAATGCGAATCTCATTCATTGCGGGTTCTTCAATGTATTCTAAATCGTTCCAACTGTTAAAACCGTCGCCGACCTTCAATCTTTTGTTTGTGATATCGTACCCTATGCTACCCTGTTGCAGAGCGGGATTTAAATCGGTCCACTCCTCCGCAGTCTTTGATTGAACCCCCGCGCTGGCTAACGAAGAAAGCTCGGCAAAGCCGGCTTCGTAGGTCGACTTAAGGACAAAAATATCTACAGATCTTCCAACTAAAGTCCCCGCTGCTGCTAGCGAGACAGCATCGTCCTCAGGCTTGGCAATATTCTGAATAGATATATCACCAGAATAGCTCCCACTCTGAATGGATATATCACCAGTCATCCTAGAGTCTCTAGGCTTATGTGACCGTGATTGTGGAGTCTGTTAAGTCGCCAGGACCGAAACCGCCAGAGTTTTTGGAGAAAGCACCGTAAGTATATTCACCAGTAGGTACATCCGTTTCTATGTACTCTTGAGAAGCGTTAGCAGAACCAACAGATTCAGAAGCCACTAAACTTGCGTCAGTTCTGAAAGCGTCCATGCTGGATTCTGATGTATGATCTCCGCTCTTACGGTACACTTCAATAGTATCTATGTCGGATACGGTTGCGGGGTTTGTCCAAGTTAATTTTATATTTTTAGCCATAGTGTTAAATTAGATTACGGTTTTAGTTTGTATCGGGATGTTAAAGTTATCAATCGGTTGGCTTTTTACCTAGCTGTTTTTAACGGGGGCAGGCTTGCTAGGTAGAACGACAGGTGAAACCTTTGAGTTTTTCAATGCCTCGGGTCTGTTCGGCAGGATTATATTGCCTGGATGTTTGTCGACAGTCTTTACAGTCTTCATATCTTTTTAATCTTCCATGTTTCGGGGTTTTTAACCTTCGAGTTTTTCACTTCAATCTTCAGAGTTTTCTCTGCGAGCGATAACGGCGAGAGCGTCTCCAGCGCGTTGACGACCGCTTTGAGTGCAAGTGTTTCGTCGGCACTGGTGTCCGGATCGAGGAGTTTGGCGAGGTATCTACTTCTTTCTTTCTGAAAGCGTTTCTCAAGATGGATAAAAGCTTCATCAGTCGTTAATCGTTTTAAGTCTGCTAGTTTGTCGAATATTACTATGTCGGTCATTTTGAATTGATATTATTCGCAAGGAGCTCCGTCTCTGCGATAAAACCTACTAAATATATAACTAAGGTCGCCTGCTACCCTGAATGGCGATTCATGATTGTTGCTATATTGTGCGTGAACACCGGTCGTAGAAGCGGGCCCGGTGTTAACCTGCTTTCGGGTGCTGCGGCTGCCTTGTGCAGGCTGAACATTACCGAATTCCCAAGCTTCAAGGAGTTCGCCACGCGTATTTGGATACCGAGCTTTATATAACCACAAGGTGTACACAGTAGGAACACAATCTTCGTCAATCACCCTTTCGTATACAAAACCGTCAAAAACGGTGTCTGTTAACCAATCACCTTCGGGATTAAAATACCCTTTAAGTCCCTCTACTTGTCGGTAGTACCCGTCTAGTAGTATTCCTTGAAACAAACCTTGAACCTCCAAAACTACTGAACCAATCAGTTCAGGTGTGAGCATAGGCTCAACAGTTCCATCAAGATTTTGCGGTCCACTTATCGGAATGGCTGCCGTGGAGATTAACTCCGATGGTCCTTGTGATGGCAGAACAACATCGGAAATTAGACTGCCGGGGCCAGAAGTTGGGTTAACTATGCTGGTAGCTAAATCTTGTGGGCCAGAAGTTGGGTTGGATGATACTTCCAAAGATTGCGGGCCTGCAGCAGGAATTATGATTGAAGAAGTTAAATTTTGTGGGCCACTAGATGAAGCTAATAAGGAACTGCTTAAATTCTGTGGACCTACCGCAGGAGCTACAACTGATAAATTTGACGGACCGGAAACTGGAACCGGAAACTCAACAGATTCAAGATCTGCAGGACCAAGCTCTGGAACTGCTTGGGAAAGATCTTGCGGCCCGAAGGCAGGAGCAAAATCTCCGATAGTTAAACACTCATAATTTTTCCGTACAGCCGGGCTTCGTCTTTTTGTAAAAGTTACCTCGGCCTCCTCATCCCTATCTATGTCGCAGTATGCTTTTTTAACCGAGCCCGGAAACCTTTTTGCCTGTAGGCCGAAATATTTAGGACTTACACCGAATTTGATGTAATTATCCTTATTATACTTCTTATTTTTATATGCTCGGCTCATATTAAAAATTCACATTACTCTTCTGGCATCTGAAACACATCTATTCTCCCTGCTCTGTCTCTTGCAACTGCGACGGTCGTTCCATCTCCACTAATCGCAATTGATTTTCCAACATCGTTTTTAGTCGGTTCTGATCCTGTTCTTCTTACTCCAGTAATTTCAGTTACAACCTCCCAAGGATCTACCCCAAAACCTTTATCTCTGTATATGACAGCCTGCCCTCCTGCGTCATTTTGGCTATATCCGCTGCCGTCGAGACCTTTTAAACTACCATCCGAATTAACATTAGAGCTTCCGTAAGTTGGGTTCATAACAATCATAAGCGAACCATCGTCGCTCATTCCAAGGCCGGCACCAAAATCAAAATCTCCATGCGGCCTGTATTGCCCCAGACCTTCGTTCCATTTCTCAATTACAGTTCGTTGACCATAATCTTCACTAAGACTATTCACACATGATGCTACTATATTCCCGTCGATACTAATCTCATTACTATCTTCATATGTACGCAGGGAGCTGCCTGCTTCATAACCGAAAGCATTGAGTATATTCTCTACATGAGTATATTCGGAGTTACTTTCATCCCATTCCCACACCGAGTTCGTTTGAAAGTTATTACCAGTGTGTAACACCCTAGAACCGTCTTCCGTTATAGAAATACTTTCCGTTTCTAACAAATTATCTGAGGTTCCGTGTACCGAATTTCTATGAACCCACTTTGAGCCATTGTATTTAAATACTTTAAAATACCCGGGATTTTGTGCATTCGCATTTTGTGGCTGAGCTCCAGCTGCAATGTAGGTACCGTCTCTACTTAGCCAGATACCCGTTCCCATGTGTTGATACTCGTCATCTCCCATTATAAAAATGTCTTCAACAGCAGTATTATCATTTTCATCCTGTATAGTATCTTGATCCCATCTTGACTTGGAAGCATTCCACCGGAATATTTCAACACATCCGTTGTTTTTGATTTCTTGATAATATGTTGCACCGCCGTCAAACCAGGGAGCTGCGATAGCTACTACACTCCCGTCACCGCTCATATGTAATTTGTCAGTAGTCCCTACTGTGCTAGTACTCCATCCTTTACCTCGATTTTCTAAGACTGCTCCTTTTTGAGACCAAGCACTACTGCTGTCACTGCGCTCATACACATAACCCTTAGCGTTATGCACAAATGCGATAGTGTTTCCATCAGTGCTGAGAGATATATTGTAGGCAATAGATACATTGATTGAAGACTCACTGGCGAAAAAGCTTTGAATTTCAGCACCAAAATCTGAAACTCCTAAGCCTGGTTTAACTGTGTCTGAGGTTAGACCAGTAATACCAGTTATTGGAACTGCTACACCCGAAGTTAAATTCAAGGGCCCGGCTGCGGGGGTAGCTATTCCACTTAATTGACTTGGGCCACTAGCTGGTACAACTACAGTCGAACTTAAGTTTATCGGTCCAACATCAGGAGCAAGATCTGCTGTCTCTACAGAACTCGGTCCTAATTGAGGGGCTACTACGGATGAATTAAGGCTAGAAGGTCCTGCTTCAGGAACTACTGCGGCGGTATTAACATTAGACGGACCTGATTGTGGAACCGCTACAACTGAATTTACACTAGAAGGTCCTACTTGAGGAGTTAGTGTAGTCGAGTTAATATTCGAAGGTCCTACTTCAGGGATTATTGTAGTCGAGTTAATACTGGAAGGTCCTACTTCTGGGACTACTGTAATCGAGCTAATATCCGAAGGTCCTGCTTCAGGGATTACTGTAACCGAGGTTACACTCTGCGGACCTGCTACAGGAGCTACTACGCCAGGTTCGAGTTCTATCGGACCAGCAACAGGAATAACTATAGATGAGCCAAGAGATACGGGGCCAGCTTGCGGCGCCACAGTTGCAGCCTCCATTAAGGTAGGGCCGAAAAAAGGTTCCGCGAATGCCAACCTTGTTGTACTAAAAGGTCCTCTTGGAGGATCTACATGAAGACCGGGCTTTTCCGCCACACCCGCACGCTGCTTTGGATATAAACCATCCAAATCACCATCTCTGTCAAAATCACCAAATCCCAGTTTAATAGAAGCACCCTGAGATGCTTTCTTTTCAAGATACTCAGGATTATATTTCCTTTTGTATCTTCTTTGTGAAATATTAGTTAGTTTTTTCTGACGGTATATGTGCGGGAGTTCTCGCATTAAGCAACGCTGTCAGCCCTGTGTGCTTTTGAAATCTCTCCTGTAGCTTGAATATATGCTACACCTAATGAACCACCCATTCTTGGGTATTTAGCTCCATAGATATTTTCTACAGATTTATGATTAGAAGCTTTACGGAAAGATTTTTTCCTCTCGGCTGCTTTGTAGTTATTAGCTGGTTTGCTGTGTTTATATTTAACTGTTGCTGGTGCTGATCCTGATGCGCTCATAATTTATTGTTGGTATTGGTTCATGCCTTGTGGGTTGCTATTACCCATACCGGCGGTTGCTGCGGAAACTCCATCCTTTGGCTCATTGGCATTGCCCTGAGCCGCTGCATTATCGCCAAGCATCTTGGCAATTTCTGCTTCGCTCTTTGGATCGGGCGGTGCTTCCTGAGGTAATAATTCATCCGTTCTTTCAAAGCCCATGGCATCAAGAATACGCTTGAGCATAGGACGAATGAACGGACGCATTTCGGGAGGTGATTGAAAATATCTGTCCTGTGTTTGCAGTGCGAGATTTGCTTTCTCGATAGCCCTCTGGCCTTGGTCCTGAGACAAGATGACTTTGGTATTGATACCAATATTACGGATCGCTTCAGGAGTCATAACACCGAAGGCTCGGACATCACCTTCCATGTATTCAAATACTTCTTCCTCATCCATAGTTGCCATGGATACCTGGACGAGCTTGGTCAAATGCTCCTCGAATCCACGAACGATTCTACGCATCCAACGACGACCAATCTTAGAAGCTTCTCTTAATGTTGCTTCAACTCCGGTTGCTGTATTGGCAGGAGCCAACGCTTGGTAGTCACCCTGAGCCATGTTGGAAACACCCAGCCAGAGCTGAACAATACCAAACACAAAATCAATTAACTCCTGGGTCTTAATATCAACATTAGGAATCGCAGAGAACTGGAGGAAGTCATCAATGTTATATTGATCCTTCAATTCAAAGATCTTACCAGCGTGCAATTCAACATCCTCAGGCTCATCCTCTACGGCCTGCGGGTTAACACCTATGACCGGATTGGCTGCGAGTTCATTACGATAGCTCTGAGAATTAAACTGCTTATCGACATACTCCTGAAAAGATCTGATCCTTTCAGGAAGGCTTTTTCCGCACCACTTGTTTCTATCTTTTCCAATAGAAACAGCGGTGTACGGAATGCGGTTATCTGGGGTAAGCTTTGCTACAAATTCGTAATATAAAATCTTTTTGGCCTCAGGGTCTACAAACACACAGAACTCTTGAGGATCACCGGTACCAAGAACATCACGCTTAACCCAGCATTCAAGAATCTGAATACTTGGATTTTCTTCATTATCAAAATCTAAGTTCTCGATTCTATCTTCGTTCTTCTCGATCGGACTTCTGGGGTTGGCGTCTTTGTTAACCAAATTGAAATAGTCACCAAAATTCATCCATTCACGCTCGAGGAACATCTTCTGAGCCCAGCGCATATCTTTATCGTAAAGCTCTACTACGATATCGGCGTCCTCAAGAGACTCTGCGGTTGTCGGGCATAGGAAACGATCAGAGTCTATGACCTCTGACCTAGGACCTTTGTACTTAACCTGCTGGGTTGGAACACCCTGAGGTAAAGGTTGAAATTCATGGACACCGGGTATCATCTGAAAGCTAGGATCAGATGCAAGCCGAAGCTCTGACTCACCGGTCATTGGATTCATCTCTGGGATAAACTGTGCCTCACCTTCAATAATCGGACCTTCACCAGGAATCTCCTCAAACTCGCCTCGTTCGTTGTTGAATAATCCGTTTCTCTCATAATCGTACCAAGTGGACACCTCTTCCTTATAGGTGGATTTTAAGACCAAAGCCCGTTGGATAAACAAATGGAGATAGGATTCTTCCAAACGCTCACGGGTTTGGCCTTTGTCCTCAAGCTTCCAGTTAAAATATTTGTCGTAGGCTTCGGCTGATTCCTGATCTCCTGCTCCCTGGGCCTCAAATTTAAAGTATGGGCTTGTGCCTGTAATCTCATCCTCAGCCCTAGCCATAAAGTGATCGACCACAAGGCTGGTCATGGGGATGGATAAATTAGAATTACTAAAAATACTGTCGTACCCTACCCGATCAGTTCGATCATTATGGTACATCTTCCAAGAAATTTTATCATGCTCAATACGCTCACGGTTGTCCTCCTTGAGCTGCTCTACTCGATCGAGTAAGTATTTTAGGAGTTTATCCTCCTGTTTCTTAGTTATCTTTAGATTGGTTTCCATACTAATTTACTATGCCCAAAGCTCTGGCCTTTTTAATTGTAGCTATGTAGGCATTATTTTCCTTTTTCTCTAGCTCTGCAATGCGTTGGCTTTTTTGTAATCTGCTTAGGGAGTCGTTCTGTTCTACCTTCAGAATACTGTCTCTAATCTTCTTGCGGAGTGAATCAGCCCGTTTTACATAGCTGTCCAGAGCTATAAAATCTTTTAAAGCATTCTTATGCTGGTTATACTCTTTTGAGCTCACTGCTTTAGAAATTCGTAACTGTTTCTCAGCTGCTAGTTTTTTATCTCTAAGCTGGTAGTACATATTCTTAAGGCTAGAGTTAGACACCGAGCTTCTATAAAATCTGTTTATTATTGGAATGTTATTTATCTCTGGTGCTTTATAATCGATTTTATCTGAAATCATAGGAGCAATAGCTGAACCTATAAATGAGTTAAGAATCTGACCTGGACCGCCTAGGTACGCTGTCATTAAATGCTCAAGCTGACTACCAGACACATTCCATGAGACTACCGAGTCTTCAAATCCTTCTAAGGGGTGGTATCCAAAAAAGCTGCTAAAACTACCTTTTACCGCTTCACTTCCACCCAACATCGTATTAACCCACTTCGATATTTCTGTCCAATACTGCTCTGTCCTTTTAGGATCATTCATGTATGCAGCTAAAGATGGTTCAAAGTCTCGATCCTCTTTTCGTATTTCCGCACCCATGAAATTTCGGTTATTAGCAAGCTCTACTATTGGTACAATCGGAGTGGGAACCATAAAGGTACCCCAGCTACCAGAAGCTAATGGATTTGTAGCGTTTACAATAGCCTGAGCATTTCTCTCCATCCACTCAACAGGACCTCCCCCACCTTTACCGTTCCAGCGTGAGAATATATCTCCTACTGTTTGACCTAATGCCCAGAAGATATTGTACCCGAGAGGTAGAGGAATCCTTGCATTACTTCCGTCTTCAAAAGCAAATGTGACATTTGTATCTCTAAGAAAACTGTTGATTTTATCATACTTGGGTTCGGCCTCTTCATCCTCATCATAGTTCAACATTCTCTGTAAAATTGCGTGTAAAGCAGAGGCTCCCGCGATAGAACTTATTAAAGCTATAGATTTTTTGAGACCACGCGTATGTAAGGTTTTAAACAGACGGTGCGTTGAGTTAACTGATGCTCCGAAGAAAACAAACATTGATCCAAGAGTCTGCGTAAAAGTACCCTTCTGATTGAAATCAACTGTTATGTTACGGGCTATCTTTGCGGCTTCTTGGGCGGATCTGCCTTGCTCTAAAGCAGCTGAAAAAGATGCAAGCCTTATAGAGTTTTCGATGGCAGTATTTCCGGCATCTAAATAATTCAATGTAGCCATCCAGGCTTCTTTCGCCTTTCCAGGCTTACCGGTTAGCTCTTGAACATCGGCAATCAGCTCAGTCAACGGCTTGCTTCGGAAGTATCCGACCTTACCTCCAGACTGCTTATAAAACTGATACAATCTTTTATAGTCTCCGGAGACAGAAAGATTCTTTCCGTACTCGGCTAACTCCTTAGGATCTTTTGGAAGGTTATCAAGTTTAGTTGCAATCTTATTACCTGTATCGACCTCAACTTTAGCGATATCCTTCATCATTAAAGCTATTCGCTTAGGGTCGAGTGCCTTACCCATTAATGTAACTTTGTCATCTTCGGATAAATGAATAGCGGCTGTAAGTAAATCTCTCGCAAAGTTAGGGAAAAGGAATGCAGGGTTCTTCGAAGTAAATAGCTGAGCCATGTTACGAGTAAACCAAGCAAAGGTTTGCAGAGGCCCAGGCAAAGCTTCGAAATTTAAATTCTTCAGCGAGGCAGCTGACTGCATACCTGCTTTGTTTTGTTTGAATTTAATGTACATAGGCACACCGTTTTTACGGTACACAAATGTTAAAGGATCGTTCCTAAGTTTCTCGCTCATCTCACGGCGGTAGAACTTCAATCCATCAACAGTTTTCTCCCTCTTTTTACCGTCCTCATCGTAGAACTCTATTTTCTGCTCTTTTACCTCGTAGCCATTCTTCATAGTGAGCTCTTGAAAGTCCTTCTCAAAGATTCCATCTACGCCGAACACTCGCTCACGCAAGTTCTCACTTATAGTAGGATCTTGTTTGATTTTTGCCTCTAGATCTTTACCTCCCTCAAATGAGTCGAGTTTAGGTATAGGTAAACCTGTGACATTTTTCTGTCCGTAAAAAGCAACGGCTCTCATCAGCTCAAACGCTCTGCCGTATGCCTGTGCCACTTCGTTTTTGTGGGCTCGTAGCGCACCGTCAAAATACTGGCTCTGAGCCACAGAAAATACCATTTCGGGATCTGGACCTACGGACTTCGCATCGCGGCCATATGACGCTTCAAAGAGGAACTGCTGTTTGGGTTGATCCCATGCACGCCCAGAACTGGAAGAAGACTTACCTGCTATTTGATAAACCTCTTCTAAATCATTTAACCTCTCAGTCTGACCGTCAAAACCCTGCATCGGTGCGTAAGAGTAGGCACTCTCTTTACCGTCTGACTTGTACATATATTTAGACCCGCCCTGCTTCTTCCAATTAAAATAGGAGCTAGCATTGATCATGGCTGTACGCTCATTGATATCTGCACCACTCTGAATCAAACCGCCATCATTACGCAGATTCAGACTGCTCATGTTCATGTCGTAAAATGTCTGCAGCGGATTGCTGGGGTCATCCAAAAATGCTTTGAAGTTTGGATCTTTCTCCATGCTCTGAACAACCTTTATAGCGGTTGCAGTTTTTACTCCGCTCAAGGCATCTCCATGCTTTTTAATAGTTTTCTGAATGTTCTTCTTGGTCTCACCTTTCGCTTCAGCCATTAACTCTTTATAAAGCTCTTTAAGGTGTATGTTTTTACTTGGAGCTATGCGGGCGATTAAATACTCACCAAACTCGCGGTTAGTCACATTATGATTACGGAGTGCTTCTTTTATAGGCTCAATGTAGATAAGCTCCGATTGCTTTACCACTTCGTCAGTCTTACCAAAATACTGATGCCATAGTGCGTGGATATCTAAATTTTCTTTTAATGCTTTGGACGCACCGAGATCCTTTAATATATCCTCCAAAGGTTTTGTAGCAGCTCTCGAGTTGTCTACAAGGGAGTTCATAAACCCATGTTTAGTTATCGGTTTACCTCCATTTAAAGCGTTCAAACGAACCCCTAACTCTTGACGGCTCTTAGCATTACTACCTGTTTTTTTGAACAGGCGATCCATGAGAGATAGAGCGTCATTGTATTGGTCAACGCTTTTAATTTTCTCTTTTAACGAAAATGTTTGTTCTTCAAGTCTTGCCCCTAGGAATGGGCTTTTTGAATCAAGTACTCTAGCTTTAAATACTGGGAATAGCTTACTCTCCTTAATCTTCTTCTGCCAAGCATAGCCGTAAAGCTTCATGTTCTTGGGAGGTACATCCATGCCAAACGCTTTCCAGAAATCAAACTCAACCTGTTCATCAGCACCTTGAAACTGCTTAACCACATCGCCTACGGAAACCTTACGGCCTCCGGATTTAAGATTAAATAGAAGCTGTCTTATCGTTGCGGCAGTCTTTTCATTCTTGTTAAGATTTTTAGTAACAATATCGTCCGCGTTAATACTCGGATCAAGCTTGTCCTTAATACCCTCCCCTTCGGATTCCTCAAAATCGCTGTCCTTAGTTTTACCCATATCCTTATCGGTACGGGTCTCTTCTTCGAAATCTGCGTCAAATCCTTCAGGTGTATCGTCATTAGCATCCCCCTGCTTCTCCTGATCGCTGGTATGCTTTTGCATATCGCGATCCATGATAGTTTTATCTTTGCGTTTGGAGGTGCCGAAGATGTCTACACGACGGGCGTCTACGACTGCCTGGAATATAGGGGCTAAGGTTGCCTGTACATATTCATAACTAGGTACTTCACGATTAAACAAAGAATCATCGCGGAGCTTTCCGTTAACATAGAAGTACTGATTATCCGCCTCATATCTAAACTGCTTCTTCTCGAAACTGTCAGCATACGCCTCTTTTCTTTGCTGCTTTTTCTTAGCTTTCTTAGCAGCTTTCTTCTTACCTTTTTTAGTATTAAGCTTCTCTAAATCTTTGGCCACTGCCTTACGGTCTTTACCGAAAGCATTCTGGACAATAGATGCAAGCTGATCGTCTTTGAGGTTAATCGATTTATTAGTTGAATCGTAAAGCACAGCACGACCATTAGCATCAACAGTTATCCTTACAGATTTACCTTCCCATAAAGTATCTTTTGATGCTTCACCAAGTGGATCTACAGTGTCTTTCTTTTTCTCAAGGTAGTCTACTTTGAAGTTTTTTATATTAAGCTTCTTGTACATGCTTTTGATAAAGTCATCCCACACAAAAAGTAAGAAGCCTCCCCCGGGAGCTCCAGGCATTGACTGTACAAGAGTAGAACCTTTCGGCTTTTTAGATGAAGGCATTTGTTCGAGTCGTGTAAGGTCACTCAAAACACCTTGCCCGTTCCAGAAGAATTTTGCTACATCTGCTGCTGATACAAGATCGAGCCTCTTATCAGCAGAGAGTAACCGTTGATCAACCTCTTCCATGTAAGTATCGTTTAGATACTGCATGTCGTTATTCCAGACGGTTATCTGTCTGTCCAAATCAGCTATTTCAGCCTCAACCTTTTCGTCTTTTTTCAGCTGCAGCACCAGAGGTATTTGTTTAGCTCGCAGCTCGCTTATTCTTTGTGCGATTACCTGTCTGAAAGTTTTGTCCTTATTAGTTTTTAAATACCAGTCACCATCTCCCTCTTCATTCAACTTCCAGACAACGGTCATGTCGTCCCCGTTAGATCTTGTGTAAGTTACCTCGTACCCACTTTCAGGCGCTACGAAATCACTAACCATATCAAGATCAAGTCTCGAAGGTATATTTACAACATTCGGATCTTCTTTTGTAGCCTCAGCAGCTTCAAAGCGTCTCACTGCTGTTTCAAGATCCTGCTGTAACCTTTTGGCTTGTTCCTTAGCCATACGGGTAATTTCTTCTTTGGTGCGAACCTCCCCGTCTTTACCTTTGGTGCTTATGTTTTCTTTGCTGACATCACCCTTTAGCAATCTAGCAACCCTTTTCTGAAGCTCTTTAATTATCTTCTTTTGTTTCTTCTTCTCTGGGTTGCCTTTGGCTAGCTTACGGGCTGCGGCCATTACATCAAAGCCCTCGTCTACATTGCCTCTTACAAAACCTCCATGAACCTGTTCACGAGCTGGAATCTTATCATCAGCCTCTTCTCCAATCTCGCGGTAATCAAACCCGCTGTCGTCAAAGCTTTTTACATACTGAGTACGACCTTTTGAATCTGGTGCAATACTTTGATTAAGATAAGTCTGCCACCCTGGACCATCTCCCTTAAAACTAGATTCTGCAACATCAGGACCAGTATCAATATTTTCTCTTTGGTAGAAAGGAAACAGAGGTCTCTTCTTCTTAGCGTCTTCCTTCTTCTCATCAAGCTTACCTTCTAGATGTTCTATGTAATCAAGCTGTCTTTGTTTAAGCCACTCGAATACAGAATCGGCTCCTGGGTTTTGCTCGTTCTTATAAGTTTTAGCTATGTAAGCCTCAAACGCTGTGCGCTTCTTATTTGTTTGGGAAGCTTTCTCGATTAGGTCTTTATCCGTTGCATCTGGGTCAGTTCCTTCAAAGTCAGGAAACTTATCAGATTTATACTCAATAAGATTTTTATATCTCTCCGCCAAGTCCGACTCGACATAATTAAAATAGTCTTCTATCGCTTCCTCTCGCTTATGAAAGTAATCCCACTCATCAAACGCTCCTGAAAAAGGTTTTCCTCCCTGTACTTTTGGAAAATAAGGGTTCTCCTCAGCACCTCTAGCACTAAACGCTTCGGAATTATATATGTCATCAAGACGAGGAACTAACGACTTCTGATACCTTTTTAAATTTTCAATAGACTTCTCAATCGCCTCTGCTTCTTTATCACCGGCATCTAACTTTTTAAGCTCCTCTTTGTACTGTTCAATTCTGCGACCAGCTTCTTTGAACATTCTATCGGTCAATGCCTTGTATCTGTACTGCCAGGTGCTCTCAAAAAGTTCGTTGCGACTCTCAAAGTTCTTACCAAGTGCAACACTTATCACATGCTGCTCATCAAGGCTAGGATCTGAGTTCATCAGGTCTATACGATTCTTTGCCTTCCTCTCAAGATCGATGGCTTGTTGAATAGCGTATGCAAAGTATGTGGTGCCTTTCTCGCTCTGAAAGCCTCCTATAGATCTAGCTTTGTTAGGTCCTTCTACTAAGTCACCGTCCTCATCCTTTGTCTTGGGTATGTAAGTCATTGGCTCGTTACGAGTACCCGTAGGATTGAGCATGCCTGCCCTTATAGACTTAACATTTACTATGTAATCCGATTTAGAAATGTCACTACCAAGAAAGTCCCAGTCTTTTCTCTCACCAGGTTTAAAATTTTCAATAAACTGAAGCAGAGTGGCTTGACCATTACTAAGATTGTTCTTTTTCCACTCACCGTCTTTATTCTTTGACCAGTATGTAATGTTTTTGTTGGGTCCTGTATTCAAAGCTCCAAGCTTCATTCGCATATTCGTACGCTTACCACCTGCATCTACATAATAACTTGGGTGCGGCATTTCGCTCCACATGAAAGCTTTAGATTCGGGTATCAGAGCCTCTCGGTATTCTCGGACAAATTTTAGCGTCTTTTCAGCGTCCTTGATCTCCTTCTCAAGGTTTACCAATTTACGGAGAGGGCTAAAGCTTTCTACCTTAGTGTAGTCTTTTTTCTTCTGCTTTTTCTTAGAAACCTTAAATCTAATCTGATAACTTTTTTTACCAAGCTTAGCTCTATACTTCTTTAACTGTGCCTGAATCTTTTTATCGCTTATCGCAGCCGGATCAATCATGTCGGTCTGCGTAGTCTCCTTAAAATATGCTCGGTTTTTCTTAGTAAGCTTTCCAATGTTTTTGAACTTACCTCCTACAATCTTTTGGACAAATTCCTGTTTTGTCTTTTTGTCCTTTAAAATATTAACCACCTCAACAGTGTCGAATTTGTAGTCGGAATCGCCTTTCTTAATCCATTTGTCTGCAAGCTTGGATAGAGTTTTCTGATCTCCATTCTCAGAGGCTTTTGTCCATAACTCCTTCTCCTTATCAGTTGCAAAGCTAGGGGCTTTAGTTGTAGTCAGAGTCGCGTAGTTTTTACGATCAGCTTCAAGACCACGAACAAGTTCAGCTTCTCGATTTTGAAGTAGCTTTAAAGCTTCATCATGCTCAGCCTGCGAAAGATATAAATCCTCCTCTATCTCAATAATACTGGGCATCTTTACAATGCCTCGTTCACCCTTAGCACCCAGATCTGAGTGGACTTTATCCTCCGCAAGATGTCTCGCGGCGTACAAATCCCCAAAAAGCGAGTTTGACATTAGATCTTTTAGACCAAACGCTTTTTCAATAATTTGAGCTATCGATGCGCCCTCACCAAGTGCTTTCTTTGTTTTGTTGTATAAGGCTTTAAATTTCTTTGGATCCGCTAAAGTGGCTTTCATCGCAGCCTGCTTTTTAAGCGTGTTCTTCAAAGCTTTTCTACCAAACTCATTCTCAAACTCTTTAGCTGCTTTGGTAGCTTCTGCCCGAGTCTTAAAATACTTAGTCTCCACCTTACCTCGAAGACCAGGTGTCGATAAGGTTACCCTAAATCGATTGCCCTTTTCCCACTCAGATTTTTCACGCTTAGTGTCGTAGGGACTGCGACCAACAATACCTGGCTGAGGTTTATCTTTAGGTATGTCCGGAACTTTGGGTTTCTCTTTATACTTATTTAATTCTCCTGGAGTTAGATCTCTAACGGTGCCGTCTGGTAGTTCAATCTGAGTGACCGTTTTCTTATCATCACCTGCAAGGGTTTGTTTAATCGTCTTTTTTACGATCTTACCTTTGACTTTTTTAGTGGGTCTTCCTTTTACCTTTTTCTTAACCACGCTCCCGTCTGCACCGACCTCTTCAATCTCCTTTTCTACATCAGGTAAGCTCTTGTCAGGATCTTCAACTTCAACCTCAAATAACTCAGGCTCTTTGGGAGCTCGCTCCTTAGCACCCTCTCCGGTCTCTTTAATTTCGGGCTCGGCAAAATCAACCTCCTTCATCTCCTGCACCCGACCTCTAGGAAGAAGCTGGGCTGTGCGGGACATGTCAGCAATTTCCTGGTCTCCGTATGTTTGATCTAAACTAGAATCGCGATCCTTCTCAACCGCCGTGGCTACTTCTACCTCACGATCAGTCCAGAATGATGTGTTAGTATCTAAAGCATTCTTACCAACAAAGGTGTTAAAATCTTTAGCGAAATTAGCACGCTCCTTTGGTGTAGTAAACTCGCCTTTAATTCTACCAACAAGGAAGTTTAAACCTTCCATATCACTCAGCCCCGATATAGCGGATGAGCCTTCAGGAGCCCTCATATTCTCCGCATTAAAATTAGTGCGAGTACCTGCGGAATCTACATTCTTAAAGCTAAACTTCTTACCGCTTGGGCTCCTGCCCATATGCTCCAATATCTTTGCAGATAGCTGATCCTTCATGGATCCGCCAAGCTTTTCAGAACCGGCGTATTTTTTAAGAAAGGGGAAAGCATACTTACGAAGCCAGCTCTGCATTTCAGTCTTAACAGACTTATCAACCTTACCTCCTGCAAGGATGTTTACGAACTGCATACTGAACCATTCATCAGCCGCGTGGAGAGGACCTTTCTTTTGGAGCTGCTTATAGCGTTTCTGTATCTGTTTTTGCTCCGCTTCGGAATATTCGCTGAACATTTTTCCGCGAACACCGTACTCCTCCTGCTCGGCAAAAGCGGACAGCTTCTCCTCATAGCTCAACCCATCGTATATGGTGAGTAGCTGCTCGTCATTGAACATTGAATCCCTGGCTAGGTGTCCAGCTTCATGGAAGAAAGCTCCTATTGGGTCATTGTTGAATTGAGTTCTGTTTAAATATATTACTCCGTTCCCTAGAAGATCTCTTTCAAAAGTACCCGGCATTGTCATATCGGAACTTGGTGTACGATCCGAAACAATCACCCGAAGATTTTTCATCTTCTCAGGGTTAGCTCTCCATAGATTGGCCACCCAATCCTGAACAGCGGCAGCCTTGCGCCCGTTGTCAATGTCGTTTAAATTTTCATCCGATATGCCAGACAACTCAAGAAGCCCGCTGGTCATACCGTCAGCACTGTTGTAGGTGTTATACGGTGCAGTGTACCCTGCCCTATTTATAACACCTGTAGAGCCGTCTGGCGTAACCTGCATATTCTGGTATTGAATATCCGTTTCAGTGAAATCATTGGATGCGCTTCTAAGAGAAGAAACAGTTGCACCGACGATACCTGGACCCGTACCAATAATACCCTCAGCCGCAATATCATCGTAGTTCAAAGGCTCACCCGCCTCATTAGCCCATATCTGTGCAAGGAGCTCACCTGACATACCTGAAAGTGAATCTGCGCCAAGCTCTGTAGCTGCGTTAGTTACTTTCTGGAATTTAGTAAACCTCGGAGCGTTCTTCTCAGCGTATTTTATGTTCTGAGCCCAGCTCGCACCATCGATCATTTTACCACCGTTCAGACCGAGCTCACGCAATCCATTCATCTTACCTGCCATACCGGCAGATAGTGAGTCCATTAAAGCAATAGGAATGCCTCGTTTTAATGCTTTGTCACGGATTTTGTTAAAAAGAACAGGATTGGTTGAAGAGTCCAGAGCGGCAGCAAGAACAAAAGGATCCTTGTCATCAATACCGAGCTCACGGAGAGACTCCATGACACTACCCACTGCTTCTAAATTAAATGAAGCAAGACCCCAACTAGCACTTACTCCAATTCCTGTGCCTTGTAGAACGCCTTTTATTAGACCAGACTTACCCGGTCCAAGACCTTGATAAAGAGCACCTCCAGCAGCTGCAACTGGAACTGCTGTCATTGCCGCTTTGAATGTGGACGGTAGGAAAGATGCCATAGACTCGACAAACATCGTAGTCGCAGCACCCGGGTTCATTAGTATATTACCTAACGCATCAAGGAAATTCTCGCTCTTGATCTTTTTATACCTCTCCATCGAGGTAGTTGTAGGAAGCTTCTCAATTTGTGATGATAGTTCGACCATGTTCTGGATATCGTCCAGATCCAAAGTCCCTGTAAGAATCTCATCCGTATAATCACCCAGTTCAGAAGTCATCATCCCACGCTGCACCGCCGTACCTAAATGCTCTAACCATCCAACCGTATCCGCCTGCTCAAATATTTCATTAGCAAGACCAAACTCGGATGCTAACGACAAGGTCTGCATTACATACTCCCTGGCCTCATCCATCTTCTTCTTAGACTCGGCATTCTTAGGTCCACCCGCATTCTTCAGGAACTCAAGTTGAGCATCCCTGGATGCGTTCTTAGCGGCGTAGACAGCCTGCATGACCTTAGCCATGTTTATACGCTCCTCGCCGCCTATTTCATTTAAAGCTTCCTCCAATGGGCGACCGTTATATTCAGTCATCCCGACCCTGCGCATCTCATCCAGATCAAGCGCATCCACATCCCTACGGCTTAAGCCCCGTGGCCTACCATCCTGCAAACCGTTAAGGGAGAACATTACACCACGGTCACGCAATTGACGATCCCTGGATGTTAAATCCCTTTTCTTAAATACCCCGGCAAAATCACCTCTGGCGGCTGCCGCTGCTCGCTCATGCTGAGCACCTACTGATTTTGAAACCTGACCTGTTTTGTAATCAGGAAAAGATGATATCGGTCTTCTAGGATCGGTTGCCTCGAGATTAACAACCTCCCCCGTCTTATAATCAACGACAGGGTTCTCAAAAGATTGTCTGTCTAAATATTCATTTAAAGCTTTTTTACTAGAAGATGAAGAACTGCCGCGAGATTTAAGCTGGTTGTCCATCTCCATGCGGACAGACATCGGAATAGCCGTAAGTTGATCCTGTAACGCTATCTTTTGCGCGTTAAACTGATCGGCTAAAGCCTGACGCTGATCTCTTTCGGCCTTTAGCTTTAGGTACTGCGACTTAAGACCATTTGGCTGATTCCACTGAGCAAACTTTCCTAGTCTTTGTCTTGCTGCGGCACGACCTTCAGGCTCACCGAAAAACCCATCGGGCTGCTTACTAATCTTAAGATCAGACTTATACATCTTATCAAGACTATTAAGATACTCATCGTGATCGTCGTACTCGTTAAACTCATCAAAACCAGCGTAGAAAGGCTTAAGCTTGTTATTTATGAAATCGTCGTAGCGTTTATTATACAGACTGGCTGACTGATTGTGATTGCTCGCGTAACTGGATATGTAAGAAAGATTCTTTTTTGCCTGTCCGTACGCATCAAGCTCATCCCCAAATACATTATAACCCGTAGGCTCCTGAGCTGGAGTATCATACGATATCTCCTGGGCCATTGGTTGGGGAGCTTCCGGCATCGGCCCTCCAAAGGGCTGATACTTCCTGGGGGTAGGCTTGCTTAAAAATTGCGACAGATCCTGGTCATTCTCTTTGTCGTAATCCGACAGCAAATCAAGCTGGTCGAAATCTGACATGGACTATCTTCCGAAAAAGTCTGCCGGATTTAGATCTTCAGCCGAGAAATTATCGAAAAACCTTTTCTTTTTAGCTTCCTGAACGATTCTTTGTCCAGAAGGATCTAAGCCTCCTGATTGTAATCTGCGATACTCTTCAGGAGTTAACTGTCTAGGCTCAAATTTGCGGGCTACCCCTTTCTCTGGAAGAGCAAGCTGCTGCTGCCTTCTGTGATGATTGATGATATTCTGAGTAGAAACATCAGTGCCGTCTTTAGCTCTTCTAAACTGCTCGGGTGTTATCTTTTTAGGCATGCCGCCAGGATGTAAAGGAACCCCCTGAGGAGTTGGGATAGACGCATTTCTTTGAAGTTTTATCGGTCCATCTGGCCCCATAGTCATCTTTGGATTAAATTTGTCTTTAAGCTTGTTAACACCTCTTTTAATTAGATTGCCTGAGCCTGGTAGTCTTCTATCCAAGTACCTTCTACCCGCCTCCGCAGCCCCGAGTCCAGCGGCTGTAAGGAAAGGCCATAATGGCATACCGTCTTCGTCTGTTTGTGGAGCTGGAGATGGCTCGTCCAAGGAGGGTTTCTGGTACGGCTCGTTTAGACTTCCGCGATTCAAATAGTTCAGGGCATCCTGTTCATTCGTGAACATCGCATCGCCGTAATCCTGCATATCGTTAGTCATACGCCGGGTGCCTTTGTTTACATTTACATTAAACTTGGAACCATCTTTAAAAGTGAATCGGTTGTCAGCAGCTCCCTGATTACGAAGATTAGCAAGCATAGCACCAGCGTTTTCCGGACGATATGGCTCACTCCCCATAGACAGAGATCCTCCTCTGGCTGCCGGTGCCAAAACCTGTTTCGCAGTGTCCATACCTCCCGCACGCTCAAAAGCATCCCCGAACTCCACAGTCTCAATGCGGCCATCATCGTGCTTGAACATGGCAGTACCAGGATTCTCCATACCTGTTCTGGCCATATACTCTTCTCTTGATACCTGTCCAGGAGCTCCGTTTTTATTTTCAGGATCATTAGGATCCACATAAATATTACCTGAGGCGGCAATCTCCTGCAAAGTTTTGTTTCTACGCTTTTCCCTGGCATCATCCGCACTGTTATAAGCACCCGCGGTTTTACTTTTTATATAACGCTCCCGCATTTGAGCCTGCGTATCAGCGTCAAGCTCATCAAACGATTTACCAGTGGCAAGGGCTCCGTGAGGGCTCTTATTCCAAGCTTCTCGCATGTCAGCTTCTCTACCCTCCATTATCTCACGGGTTCGAGCTTCTTGCTTTGCTTTACGATTGTCACGGCTATCCTCCCGCTTCATATCTCTTCTGGATCTGTTTAACTGATCCCTCTGAATACCCTCTTTAATAAGCTCGTTATGTGAACGCTTTCCGCTGAAACCACCCATCGCATCTGCAGCCCTAAAAGAGTTTACTCCTGGGCTGTTACCTTGGGGCGCGGGCTCTCGTGCTTCTACATTTTGCTGATATTCGGGATCCGCTAAAAGATCATCTAAAGACCTTTGGCCTGTAGGTTGTACTGGAAAGCCAGCGTCGTTCGAGCTTGGAGCTTCGCGAAAATCTAGTGCATCCATCCCCGCTCCGAGAGCGGTAGCTCCTACTCCTACTTGCAAACCAGGTTTGATGTAATTTTTTGGCGTTAAAAACTCCTTACCTAAGTTAACCGCAGCATCAAATCCCTCTTTACCTTTTTTTGCGGCTTTAAAAGCTGGTATTAGTTCAGCAGCAGTCAGAGCAGCGTCCATAGCATCGCCCCCGGTCCAGTCTCGATCGTAGTTAGGGTCTCCCATTAAATCACCCCTAACAGCATCGTTAATCATACCGCCGACTTCCATTGGAGCTCCAAATAAAAACTGCCCACCACCTTTCATGCCTCGAGTAAACCAGTTATCATCATCCTCCGGCTCAAATAAATACTTTTTAGCAGCGGCTATGTTTTTTTGACTCTGAGTTAATGCCATAGGAAAAATGTATATCCCCTAATTTAAGGCATCAACCGCTTGTAATTCTTCTTAATCGATCCTAGAGGCGCCCGCATGAATCCGTCGGGGCACATCATGGATGGATTTTTGCGTAACATCCGATTGCTTATCTTTTTCTTTTTCGGGGTCTTGAATGTCGTTGCACTGTCAATGTTATACAGGGCGATGGCCGCGGCCAGGACATGATCATCATGATGACCCGGAGCAGCCTCAGGCTTACCCCGATCATTGATGACGAAGGTCTTGAACTCTTTTAATACATCCGCATCAGGAATATCCACATTTTCCTCGATAATTTCCGAAGCCAGATGGTCTATAACAGTCTTTCGTGTAATTTTATCCGTAGACCACCCAAAACTCTTCTCAACCATGCCCATAGAATCGTTATATTTACGCCTCCTATAAACAGATAAGCCCATCTCCAGTAGATACTTTAATAAGGCCAGCCCAGAATTGTTAACTTCAGGGATTACGAACGCATTTCCATAAAATCTAGCAGCCGCTTCGACCTCATGCGCTAATATGCCAATATCTACGCGCGAATGGTGCAATGCAACCAATCGGGGAACATGCCAATTGCCATGCCAATCCTCAAAAGGAGCTCTCCAGACCTGTACAGAATGGTAATCCGGATCGGCGGCCAAGCCCTGGGTCTGCTGGTCCTCGCCAGTGCATGTATCCGCAGATATTAAATACTTGGAATCATACTCAGGCTCATCATAAATCTTCCACATACCAGCCCTATCGGGCGTAAATGAAGCGTTTTTGCTGTCACCCTGAACAGCTAAATTCCCAATACGGCATTTCTGACCGCTACACGCTCTGTGCATAGACTCAACATTCGCCATATGAAACCTAGGGCGGGATGACATAAGGAAACATTCATCAGGATCCGAAGGATACTCCTGCCGGAACTTACTTAAATCACCGTTGCACTTGTCCTGGAGGACACGACGACGCCAATGCAGCTGCTCATAGTTAACATCAAACCGTTCCATCTCCTGCTTCTCGTCCTCGGTCATCGTATCAATGAAGTCCTGCTTCATATCATCGTTCGCAAACGGTACTACGGAGTCCTCAAATTCAAACCAGGCGGCGAATATCTTGGCCCATTCATTGTCCTGAACCCATGTCCTATAGAACCAGCCATTCGGACCGTTCGGTGTGGAATCAGCCACAACCAGGGATACCGCATCCCCATCATATAAAGACTGCAAATAACCCAGAGCCGGGTCACGCTCGCCCTGCATAGGCCAGAACGCAACCTCCGTCATGTTACCAACCTGGATTGTTCCGCTTCTTCCCGCGTTTTTGGAACCCGCAGTTTCCTTTCCGTATTGGCTTCTTGTTTTTAGCTTTATCAGATCCGCGAGATTGCCACCGTCCTCCAGGTTTGTTCCTGTACCGTCCCACGGAAAAAGATCGTTTTCCGCGTATCTTCGATATATCTCGAAAACTTTGTCCGATGTACCGCTTATGTCCCCCATCAGACTCCCGCTTAAGTTCTCGTACTTTCTCATATGATGATATGTCAGGGCTTGCGCGCATGTGCTCGCTCCCTTCTGACGAGGTTTCAGAATGATCATCTTGCATGGGAGACCTTCAATTTGGCATTTTCTGTAATGGGCGAACATACGCTTCTGCAGCGTATTGGCTTTTGGTTTGATATCTTTACCACGCTTATCTTTGATTACCGCAAATGTTGAAAACCAGACCTCCGGATCAATGCGGATGAGGTCTGCCAGCTGCTCTGAATCACTCACTTAGCACTTCCAGCGTCTACGCGCCTGCCGAAGTCTGCTATTGGGGTCTTTAGCTGCCTTTGGAAATTTTTTCATCTGACCTGCGGAACGGGAGCAATAGGATTTACGACGCTTGGCCGCTTTACTCCCCTTCTTTACCTTGCCGGTCACAGCTCCTTTGAGCTTGGATCCAGGATTATCGCGACGATATTTCGCAATACCTTTTTTTGTCATACCAGCACCACTCTTGGTCGGACGCTTATGCCCTCCCTTGATCGTGTGGCCTTTCATGGTTCCTTTCTTAGCGGCCATACTTCTTCTTACCTTTCTTCCGTTTTTTAGATTTGCACTTAGTGCATCCGCAACTTGCCATTACTTCTTCCTCTTTCTGATTGATGATGTTCGTTTGCCCATGCCAACACGCTTTTTCTCGGCGACGACAGCAGCCTTACGCTTACCGACACCCTTCCATGTGACTGGGGTTTTACTAGAAACTTTCTTGCTGGGACGGCACTTTTTGACTCCCTTGTTTTTCGACGATCCACACGGGTTCCCTTTTTCGTCTTTCCACTTTTCCTTAAACCAACGCTTGAGCGCTGCACCCTTTGCCGTCTTTCTTACGGCCATTACTTCTTCTTTGCGCCCCCACGCTTACGGCATTTGGCTATAGCCCCGCTCGCATAGGCACTTGGGAATACCTTATACGATGCTTTTACCTTACGATAGCACGCGTCTTTGTTAGTCTTTTTAGCTCCGCTTTTTTTCTTTTTTGCTGGCATTATTCATTCTCCTTGCAAGAGCCTGACGACGCTTTACTTCACCAGGCGTGTTCATAAATTTTATGACTTCGAGGCTGTGCATCAGTCTTCTAAATCAAAATCTGCTTCAAATTCTACGCTCGTATCGCAAAAGCGTTCGATGACATTAACAGCGGCTAGAGCCATTTCTTCTTCGTCCAGGTCGGATTCTTCCCACCAGCGGACAAATAACGAGCTAACCTCATTCTCGAACTGCTCGATTGGTTGTAGTTTCTTTTTTCTTGGCATAATAAATTAAGCATTTAGTGGCCCGCGGCCTGTAAATAAACCAGCTGGGCGTTTGTTTTGGACGGTACTCTCAAGAAAGTCTTTAAAATGTTCTTCATTTTCTTTCATATACTTAAGACCAGGTGATTCACCCTTGGAGTTACGGTTTTGGTAAAGCAACTGTTTCAGGCCATAATCTTGTACATGCCCTCCCCCTTTTTGAACTTTGTCTAGGATAGCCTTAGCATCATTACGGTTAAATTTATCCGTCCGTCCGCTACCGTCCTTAGGCCAGTTCCTGCGGATGTAGTCGTGCTTCATATTAGTGAGCTTAGCCCCCATTTCCTTATTTCGGGCTGCATAAGGAAGCTCACCTCCTTGATCCCCAAAATCGCCTTCTATATCGTAGTACTGACCACCCTCATAAGGCTGTGCCCCATGAACCATTTCTTCAGACATGGGGTTGTATGGGTATTTTTGTTGAAAGCGATTTAAAGGATCTGACCTTAGATGATCCAAACCGTATACATGTAACTCGGAAAAAGTTCTACCGGCATCATCTTTAATCGAATCTATAAAAGCTCTTCCACCAATAACATGTCCAGGGCGGCTACTGGGCTTCTCTTTAAACGCGTAAGAAGGATTTTTACGGTTCAATGTCCAATCGTCGAGTTTTGGAGCAATCGCTTTATCCTCTTTGGAGTCAAAATCACCATATTTAGACCTATTTTGTCTCGCTTCTGAAATAGCGGCGTCTACACCTCCTGGATAACCTTCGTAAAAATCAGATACATACTCTCGATACCCTAAATTAGCCGTTTTTTCAGGTTTTGGGAACTGATCAAGCTGCTGCTGATTCCTCTTATAAAGAGGTTCAACGGGATAATACTCTTTATCCGCCATTTTCTAATTCTACAGGTGCTTCCTGCACCGATTCCGAGTAAACATCGACGATTTCGTTCAAATCAACACCTGATTGACGGAATCTGGACATAATTTCGGCCGGTGATATGACTTTTGAACTGTTATCATTAACAGTAATCTCTGCCCTGGTGGCCGGTTTACCAAATCCGTACTCCAACATGAGCTTTGCAGCGGTTAATCGGGTCGTATGGTTGGGTCTTTCAATATATTCGACCCCTCGCTGCCCATCTGCACGGTTTTGACGCACTGTATGATTGGCTTTTAGGCCATCTCGTAGTGCATTCATAGCGGCTTCAAAGTCATCATCCTGGATAAACCGGTGAATATCTTCTCTTAACTGTGTAATTTGCTTACTTGGCATAAGGAGTCCTCAATTTAAGTAAGACTACTATTTTGGTACCCCCCGTACCACCGGTTGGGGTGCATGGTAAAAAAGGCATTTACGCGGTTTGAGTCTCAAACTACTCGATTTCTACCCCATAACCACTGTTTTGCAGGATATACCAGGCAGAAGACGGCCTTCCAAAAGATTGTTTTATTTTTTGTGATTGATAGTCGAGTGCGAGTGGTAGTGATAGTTGGTACCCGGTGGGATGTGGGGGGTAGCTTTGCTAGTCAACGCAGGCTATTGGGCACCAATTAAGCGTCCATGCCGCAAGGCTTTCTCGTAAGCGACTAAGAGTCAACGACTTGGGCTCGAGGACGCACAGAATTAAGTATTCGGTTAACGAACAGGAGGTCGAGGGAGGCTGTTTTGTCCCTTGATCCCTGGAAGTCCGTGTGCTGAATTTTGTGTGTCAGTGGAGGTCAGGTCAACTTGACTCGGAACAAAAAAAGACGCCACAGCCGCGAGGCTGTGACGCTTTTGTATACAAGTTTGAGTGATGGTTAGTTAATAACCCAGCTCTTAGACTTACCTTTTTTGACGGCGATGTAACCATCGTCATCAACAAAGAGAGTAAGAACGCATTCCTGTAAGGAATCTTTCTTAACTTTACGTATCTTGCCAAAGATTCGATCGTCATAAGTGTTGATGGTTTTACCACTCAACGGGCCATGATCGATTTCACAAGTAACAGCGGTGAACTTGCCTTCACCGTCTTTACGTTTCATCTTCACCACGGCAGTGATGACAGCTGAATGCTGTGGATCTTTAGGATCGAAGATACTAGGATTAACAGAATTTGAACTACCGCCACCTGCTGGCGCGGTTCCTTTGTGTATTTTCTTAATAGACATACCTCATGAAATGGGGAAACAATATTAGTAACAGTCACCTTAATGATAGTAAGCTAGCGGACTCGGAGTATAAGAAAAGCCCTGCCAGCGGACAAGACTGACAGGGCTTAGTGTTTATATATACTACGAACTGAACAACTGCATAACCATAGGATGCAAATATTTTATAGTGTCCATGAACTCATTGTGTTTTGCGAACGATGGTGAACCACCTGTTAACCAGACAGATCCTTGGTCGTGAACCAGAGAATAGCTTGTACTAGGAACATCAATTTGAGTATAGCTCCAGTTATTGTGTCCCCATTGTACACGGTAGTGAACATTGTATGCACTTTTAGATATACATACAGTATCGCGTGGTAGTTCTGGTTTGTTACAACTTGCACTGTGCATAGGTGCTTCAATGTCGTTGAACTTTAGTTTGGCAGCAGTGCCACGATTAGTGGCAAAGCTGTAAGGTAATGGTGTGTGTTGCATGATATTAGATGGTTACTGCGTTGATGTATTTATGGATGTGATTGGCGATATCGTTTTTGTTTTCTGCCCAGGTTCTGATGGTGACAGTGTCAAGCAATGGATAGTTTCGCGTCATGTATTCCGACATATCTTTGAGGTATTCAGAACGCTCAACTAGTTTTAGTCTGTATAAAACAGAGAACAGATTGGTGAGGTTGTATCTGTCAGATAGTTGAGTTTGCCCGTGATAGTAACTTGAATTTTTGTGGTAGTGTACTAATACACGACCGTAATTCGCGATGTCTTGATTGTCACAATTTACAATTATGTCAGCTAACTCTCGGTCATAGTTGGAGTGAGTGTCTTTTGATGTAACTTGTGCATACAATTTAGATTGATCAGGATTAGCTTTTTCCCATGTTGCAAACAATTCTGCGATATATGCATCAAGTGTAATCCATTTGTTATCAAGTTTTTTGACATGATGTTTTTTGACACCGTGAATGACAGGAGTAAGCGTGCTTAAATTAGACATATCAGACAGGAAGCGTATAGCTTTTTGTATTTGCTCAAGATAATCGAGCCAGTCTTCGTGGCCTTGCCAATCGAAGCGATCGAGTGGGACATATACAAAGCGTCCGTCAGCCATTGCTGTAGTTGGAGCTTCTTTAGATAATCTAGCAGACTTGAGTGTGTTAGGGCTAAGTGTACATACATTTACACGAACAGGTTTTTGTGTATTGCCGTTGGTGATAGTGCTGGCTGTACGGTTAGCTTTGAGTGGTTCGATATTATCGAGATCTATGTAATCACCTGGTATCAGTTTAGGTTCAACATAATCAAGACGGCTACGAGGAATGACATAGTATCTTTCCATTTGTGGATTCTTAGATTCATGCTGAAGCGTGCGTATGCGTCGAGTGGCATTGTTGTTAGCAATCTTGTCATCTGAATATACACAAAGTTTGGTGTATTTGGTTAGTGATGTAGACACTGCATCACCTGATTTGTTGCGCCATACATTGTCAGAAGATCGCCATGATTTCTGTTGCTCATGCATTCTGATGCTGGTTGTACCGAACTTTATTGATGATATGAGTGGAAGGCCGCGCCATGTGCATTTTGATACAATAGATTTATGTATGCCGCCAGGTATCAAGGCAGCGTATTTATCTGCTGTGATGGATGCTTGAACACGAGAAGTTGCTGCTTTAACGCTTTTGTTAGTGCGGTTTACAAGATCAAGTAGCATGTTATTTGTCATTGCGACAAGTGCATTGCGTGTACGATCGGTGTACTCGAGAGATTCACGATTGGCAGCTATGTCGACAGCACCAAGTGGTGCGTATAGAATAACACTGTTGGCTTGAGCTAACGATCCGGCATCGCTGTTAATGTTTAGTTGATTGTAATCAATCGGATAGCATATGTTACCCATGACAAGACTCGCACCGCCGTAGTGACGACCGTGACGGTATTGGTTTGAATCTTCGAATGATTGCAGTGCCCAGTCATCGGTTGATTCAACAATATTTATATCAATTAGTTTTTCATTCGATGTAGGTTTGACACGCCAGTATTTGAAGAACTGATGTGCTTTGCTGATGCATGAGTTGATGTCATCTTTGCGTATAGCTACGATAACTTCAGTACCTGTTGGTCTGTTGATGTTATCAATTTTGCTGATCATTGATATTGTACCGCGTTTGGATTCATCAATCCGTGCATGCCATGTTGTGATGTGTGATCGGGTAAAGCTGACGACTTGGAAGTCATCACCGTATGCGAAGCCAGCTTTGCAACCGATACCAAGGCAACCTGTGTAATCGTTTGATGATCGCTTAGTTGATGCACCGTATTTGACATACAGATTGCAAACATCGTCATCAGATAAACCCTTGCCGAAGTCACGGAATGATAGTTCTGGTTTTGCAATGGTTGGTAGTTGTACATCAATTGGATTGTCGTTGCCTGCTTCGATGTTGGCGTCAGCTGCATTGGTGCTGTATTCACGAATGACAGCGAGTAGTTTGTCGGAGTATATTTGTGAACGAAGAATACCCATGATGTGAGATAAGTCAGATTCTTCGATGCCGAAGTCAGCGGCTTTTGTTATGTTAGTGCTGTAGTTAGATGTATTAGTTGATAATTTCATAGTATTTATAGTTGTTGTGTGAGTTGAGCAGTTTGTTGACATGCTCAGGTCATATGGTGTGTGGTTAGGATGGAAGTTCCATGAATCTGATTGTGAAATCATTCATGTGATTATCGAAGCCGAAGTCGGCGTGGTAGTGACTTTGATTTATTATGCAGTCACGGATATCAGACATACCTACATTTGGGAATGCATGTTGTACTTCTCGGAAGTAAACAGGTACATCATTATGGACACGAGCATCAAGCCAGTCAAACAATGCATTGCTGTCAACTGATGAAACACCGTAGCCACCGTTGTTGAGTTTAGCGCGGCTGGTATTTTCTGCGATGACTGTATATTTGCATACACGCAGTTTACCGTAATCACATTCGTTAGGTACAGATACGATGTCTGCTGGACTATATTCGACAGTCATTAGTTTGCCATCGTCACCAGCCCATGAGTCAGCATAGTCATGTGAACCTACATGGAAGCCTGATGAGCAGCCGTGATCTGGGTTGTCGTCAACACCAGACCGAGGCATTGATAGTACTTGGCCGACGCTGTTGTCGAACTTGCCAGAGTATTTATCTTTGTAGTCATCACGCACACCTTTGTAACCGATGAGATTACCTGTTTTATTCATGGGCATACCGCTGTGTTTGATGAAGTTGTATGCTTGCTGACGACAGTTGTACGATGGATTGTCGTGCAACTTTTCGATGAAGCGAAACCAGCGATCAATGTCGCTTGCACCTTCTGATACAAGGTCGATTAGTTTTTGTGCTTCTGCTGAATGAAGCTTGTTGCCATCAAGGAATACTTTGTTACCGCGAACAGTAACGCGTCCGTTAGATACAGACTTGAGAACATTTGATTCATCAAGTAGATCGCGAACGGTTTCTTCATCACCTTTTTTGATTGCATCAATTAATGGACGGTAGTTCATTCGGTCACTGGTGATAGTGACGGCGTTATGGTTTATGAGATCGTGTACGAATACAGATTCATCTTGGTATGAGTATGCTATATTATTCATAGATATTTTGCCCAATATAGGCTGTTTGGTTGATTTTGGATTTGGTCCCAGAATATGTTGCGAGCAATTACTGGTGGGACATCGTATGCTTTGGATAGCATAAGCCAGTAGTTCTCGTAGTAGTGGTATTGTGCTGGTGAACCTGATTTGTCAGGGTCGAGCCAACCGAATGCTTTCCACATGTGACGATCGATGCATATGACTTGAGCAGTCAATGGGTAGATCATCTCGAGTGCGAAGCTGGTTTTAGCTAGACCAAGCTTGGGCAGGTTATCTGTAATGACATTGCGGAAGCGTTGCCATTGAACACTGTTTTGTTTTACGAATATGTTGGAGTCCCATAGTTCGTGTAGCTTGTCGATACCGACAGCTTTGATATTGTACATACCGCCAGGTGTATCTTTGAGTATACTAGACAGTTGGTTCAGCGATACATTATCGTATAGATTACGAATAGCATCATACTGAATACAACTGTTGAGCCAGCTTGTGTGTACTGTGCAGTATGCAAAGCGGAAGCGATTGATTTCTTCGTGATCAGACCGAGGACGCAAGTCAATCCATTGATTGATATAGCGTGCTTTAGTATACGGTGTAATACTAGCGAAGAACTTTGTTATACGCTTACGATGCACACGAGGTATTTGCACGATACCCTGTCCACCCCGATAGCTTGAGAAGCGTAAGCGCTTTGCTGGCTTCGCTGCCCGCTGGTTGGGTGCCGTGAATAAGTTGAGCGAAGTCTGGTCCGCGTTTGTATGCGTGTGAGTCGTCATTGTCGATTTCTAGTCCTTTTTTGTTAGCTTCTTGTTTTGAGTATACAACTTGAGCAGATTTTAGATTATGGGTTGTGATGAGGTGGTCATGTTTACCGCCCCATGATGCATTGAGTTCGAAGTTGGATGGAATGTGTTCCATGTTAGCAACCCATAGATCAATGCGTTTAGTGTAGCTGTAGAACCAAGTTGGTGCAAAGGCACGAGCTAGATCACACCAAGCCAAGAAGTAGGATTGGTTGAAGAAGTCGCCACCTATGTGTGCGCGTACAATAGGTCGTTGTTGATGGTTACGGTGATAGTTATCGTGCAGCGGTCGTAGACTGTTGAACAATAGCTTGAACATTTGTTTCCTACTTTTCTTTCGTAATAGAAGGAAGTTGTTCCATCGTTGTTTGCGTATAGCTGAGTGACGAGCTTCCATAGTTGCTGCATAGCATCTGAACTTGGTTGAGTCGCCATCTGTGATTTTACCGGTTGTTTGGTCAGCTTTTGACAGACATTCGTCTGCCGCCGGGCACGAGTGTCCTGACGGCAGACTGAGATGTTTGATTCTGTCTGGTAACTTTGCGTTACTAGCTGACCAGCGTAACGTTGTGTTAGCTGATGTCATAGTATTTATTTATTTTAGGTGAGTATAGCGTGCTACATTGTAAACAGGGCGTTGTACCATATGTAGACTTTTGTTTGTTACATATAGGACAGCGACTTAAGCTGTTTATTTTGTAGTAAGTTGCTGTTGCTTCTCGTATCTCTGCAGGTGTGTATTTAGCACGGTTGCCAAGAATTTTTAGAGCACGAGCATAACTCAATTAGTTGAGTTGAAGCTGTGATTGAATTGTATCAGCTGGGTTAGTTAGTTGTACATTGCAGAAACGATCGAACACTTTGTGCAATGCGATACCGCGTTGTGCTGAGTTAGCGATTGAGGTTCTACATTCTTTGTGAATTTCAGTGAATGCATTGAATGCAGACCAGGCATTGCGATCAGCAAATGCATCGTGTCGTGGATCAAGGTATTCAGTATGTACTTTTTCAGCTTTGCTTTGAGGTAGTGCACCGTTGATGATAGCGTCACCTAGTATTTGGTAGAAGTTATTCATAGATAGTTCTGTTTCCATATACTTGTTGAAGCGGGTCTCGTTGTTTGACCATGTCTGTACTACTTGATCGAGCATGTTTGATACACGATTGTTGAAGTTAGTGTGTACATGTTTGGTATGTTTGCTGGAGATTATGTGATCACCAGTGAAGTAACCATTTGAACATACAAGCACTTGGCCACCTGAACATGCGGATGCGCCGAAGCGTTTGTTGTGACTGTTACGAATGCCGAGCATGTTACGATAGACACCGTTTTCGCTTTCCATATACATGGTAGCAAACATGTCAGGATGTGGTTGGCGTACTTTATTTTCTACTACATCAACAATTTGATACTTGAGTTCATCAATATGAAGATCGCGTTTTTCTGCTTGCTCAATGACAGTTGTCATAACCTCATGATGCGGCATTGGTTGCCAAGTAGCAGTAGGTGCTGGCGTTGATATTTGTGTTAATCCGTTGAAGTCAACGGTGCGTGAGTTATTTAGTTTCATAATCTGTTATGCTATTACTGTTTTGGTTGGTGTGTGGTATATTGTTTCAGCCCAGCCACGCATTACGATGTGTGGTTGTGACTTGTTATGATGCGATTCGATAGGCACATCGCATTTGATGTTTGTCGTTAGTAGACATTTGTTTTTGTAGTGCAACGACAGGCACTTGTGTTGTTTGTTGTAGTGAAAGAAGAACCGACGATGATTGCTGCTAGGCCGACATAGCGATGACATTGTTTGGTATGGGTTGAGTTGTTGTTGTCAGGTCGATGTGTTGAGCGATTGGTATAGGTGTAACAACGCATTCGACACCATGCAGACGCACTGAAGTGATAGTGTCGAGGTTGAGATTACGGTAGCCGCGTTCAGCTTCGAAGGTGTGTCCATCCATGGTCCACATTAGATATATTGATATATATGAATGTTTTAGACTCGGAGGCATGCCAGTACCTTTGAGGTGCTTGGTTACTCCAAGTCGTGCATTTGCGCAGCGTTCTGTTCCATCTTTTTTAGTCCAACATACATTGAATATTTTGCCACGCGTAGTAAGTAGCAATTGTTCAAGTTTTGAACGGTGTATAATTATTGGTTTGTCCATGTAGTGTGTATTAGTTTGAGGTTGAGAACTTTTGCCAGATTTCAGTATCGAGACTGCTGACAGATTTGTCTTGTTGTGCAGCAAGCCCAATGAACATAGCTTCGAGGCGTTTGTATTCATCGAGATCTTGCGGTGTTTGTTCTGGTATTGGATACTTAGGGAACTGTTGCTGTAAGTATCGCAAAATGTGTACATCAAGTACTGCAATGTCTTCGTATGGACGGCTATGCAGAACAAAGAAGGATGCAGTTTTGGGACCGATACCTGGTATGTTTTGCATTAGCTCATCGCGATGTACTTTGAAGAACTGACCATACGGTTTGTATTGACTGATTTTACGCCAACAAGCTGACAGTCTTTTGTACTGACCAATGCGTGCATTCCGAAGTGCAGCAGTGATAGTGCGACCGTCTTTGTTGAGTAGATCAGATGGTTTGATTGATGTGAATATACTGTTGAATGCAGGTGTAATAGTCTGAGACTTTTTACCTGGAGTTACAGTACACCACAGAAGGAATAGCAGTAGCTCTTCAAGCGACCGTTTTTCTTTGGTTATGTTGTTGTAGTCGATTTGCATGATGGTGTGTGGTTGGATTAGTTGGCCGCGGGTTTGTATTCGTTGGCATTAGGACGAGCCATTGCACCGGTCATACCATTGATTAGGAAGAATGCTTGCTGCATACCTTTACCAAGCATTTTGTACTCTGGTGTCTTGATGTAGAAGTTTTCGCGTAGAATGCGTTCATCAAATTCTGACATGTTATCGAACATGTGTTTCATTTGACTCATGACTACTTCAAGCGTGTGAGACATGATCTTGGATTGGAACTCAATGGTCTGTTGTTTGTACGCATTGAATTCGTCTACACCTACGCGTTCCCATAGTGGTTTATGGTTTAGTTCATTGAGTGTGAGCCGTTGCTCTTTCGTTAGCGGTTTTGGCACGATTAAATCTACTTCGTTATATATTTGTAGTAGGTTGCCTAGTTGTTGCTCTGATGTGATAGTGATTTGTTCGTTCATAGCTGTATGTAGTTGTTAGTGATTTGTAGTATGTAACAGGGATATATTTACACCTATTACACCTGATGGAATGGGGAAAAAATATAGAGCAACTAACCTTTAATGATAGTAGCTAGCGGATGATCCGTATTGACAAAGGCTAAGCCTTTAAGTAAAAGTCTAAATATTAGTTGATAATCTCATATGGTGTGTGGTTATTTTCTATTTTAGGACTGTGTTAGCGCACAGTCCTTTTTTTTGTGAACGAGTGACAACCAATGTAATACATCTGATTGCAGGTCAACTACGATTGCCAGATACTTATTTACGTGAGTAAACCAAGAAACTACAAAAACGAATATAAGTCATACCACAAGAAACCTGTTCAAAAGAAAAGAAGGGCTCAACGAAATGCTGCCCGGAGAAAGATGACAAAGGCAGGTTTAGTTCGGAAAGGTGACGGCAAGGATGTCGATCACAAGAACCGAAATACAGCCGACAATAGAAGGAAAAACCTTAGGGTTGTCTCAAAGTCCAAAAATCGTAGCTTTTCCCGCAAAAAGAAAAGGTGAAACACACCCATATCTTGCTCGATGCGGATGATGGGCTAATAATTTCGGTCGAATCCGAAGATGAAAATCTCGACTGGAGTCCTATTTTGGTATATTTATCACAAAATGATGAATAATAATAACATTCTCATGGTTATATGGTTTATGGTTGCTAACCCATATCCTGGGGAACGCACTCTGGGGGGTACAGGGCGTAGCCCCTATATAATATACTTAATATCTATACTTTTAATAAATAAAACCATAAACCATATAGAGTCTCAGCTCCCCTTGATAATCAAGGACTTCTGAAATAGGGTTGATCTCCTGGTTTTATGGTTTCTCCTTAAGCTCCTCTGAGCCTACGGAGTTCGGCCTCCAGCTTAGCAGCTTTGAGCTCACGCTCCATTTGCTTATCGGCAAACTCCTCGATTTTTCCGACTAAAGCTGTACGAATCACATCAGAAATTGACGAATTCTCTACTTTCGCTACTTCGCAAAGCTGCTCGTACATGGTTTTTGGAAGACGAACTGCACATGTGATATCTTTGTGTTCACGATTCAGGGCAAGATTCTTCCTAGGTAGTTTGAGAGGTTTATTTTTACTCATTTTAACGTTTATTTTTGGTGTGTGGTTAGGAGTTGTTTACGAGACAAGTATAACACTTTATATACATTTGCAAACTTTTTCTGCTTGACAGTAATTCTTACTCCCAATCCCTTGCATACCGGTGCTAGATAATGTAGAACATTGTTATGCGTAAGAATACACAGATCAACATAAGGCTCGACGATGACCTTCTGTCTACCCTGAAGGCTCAGGCCTTAGAGGAAGTGACAACGACCTCTCAGCTAGTCCGTAAGGCGGTTACAATGTACCTTAAGAAATTCGCGGATGCCTCAGGGAATAATAGCCTTTGATCCAGGTAAAGGTGGCGGAGCCTGCATCCTCCGACCAGATGCTAAGACCATCAGCCTAAAGCCTTGGACCGTAGACCATGAGCATATAGATATGCTCCGTAGCCTTGATCCTGAGGATTACGAGGCAGTGGTTGAAGATGTACCCGCATTCGTTAGCGCAATGACATCGAATGCTAGCTCTTTTAAGTTAGGCCAAAATTTTGGTGTCATTACCGGAAGCCTTCGGGCATTAAAGTTTCCGCTCCACCTGGTGAAGCCTCAGATTTGGCAGAAGGGATTGGTGGGGTTGAAGCCTAAGATGGGGTATACAGCCCGGAAGCGTCAGCTTAAGGACAATGCCATTCGGCTGTATCCTGATCTAAAGATCACGAATGCGACTGCGGATGCGGTCCTGATCATGAACTACTATAAAAACCTTTGATGATAGAGCTATTCGTATGGCTCTTCGTAATTACTATAATAGCAATGGCGTTGGAGACGCTTCTAAATAGATGATGAAAGTACAGGTATATAATGATGAGGGGCATGAGGTAATCGGCACCATAGATGTAGTGAAGATTGAGCATGATGACGGAGCCGATCGCCCCTACCATTTGGAATTAGTCATCGAGGATTCGCTCCTTGATGAGATCGTAAAGTTCGGATCAGAGGTTTTTGGGCAGCTTGATCTTTTGCAGGCGGGGCTCAGAGGAGCTTTGTTAGAGCGGCTTGCGAGGGAAAAAGAAGAAAATTAAAACTTTTTTCGAAAAATGTTTGACGAGTGTATAACATTGTGATTCATTGAAGACTTAGTTTCATTTAATCATCCCTCCTTCCGGTGCGCTAACACTAGGGGGAGGGATTTAAAAACCACACACCAAACCACACACCACTAGAGATTATGAAAGATAAATTAAATCCTGATGCCGAGGCCGCGCTTCGGAAATTATTATTAGAGATCTGGAGCTTTCAGACTAAATTCGAGGAGGCTGACATTCCCGAGTCTGATTGGGATATGCCGTTGGATGATTCCGAGCCGACTAAAAACCAAGAGCTCTGCGATTTTCATGTAGCGCTGGACGGCGAGGCGTACAGAGCGCTCCAGCTTCTTGGCTTTGACAGCTATGAAGAGCTTGAGGAATCCGTATGGGCTAAGAAACCTGAGGAGGCCGCGGTATGAAAGAAAGTCAAATTATTGAACAGCTAAAGGATCGGGTAATCCATTTGGAGAGTACCGTCAAGGTCCTGCGTGGATTGATCGGTAGGCTCGACAGCCGTCTCGATCATACGGACGAGAAGCTTAAATACCAGAGACCACAAACAACTGCGGATTCGAATGAGGACCGCGTAACCCGATTCATCTGATGTACAACATGACAAAAGAGGAGTGGGCTGAAGTTCAGCTTGAGGAGACCTTTAAATCTCAAGTCGAAGAACAGCTTGGTGATCCTGATGGTTTCCGCGAATGGGAAGAAGGTAGCTTCTGCCGTCACGGAGTAACAGGAGGTGCTTTTAAAACCCGGGTTTATGAGCTTGCTGTTGAGGTTGCACGAGATGTTTTCAAATTGCTCTATGCGCCCAACAATGCCCGGCACCTGCTCAAGGAGTACGGGGATGTTCTCAGTCAGATTCAGCGCAATTCGACTTCGATTGCAGCTAATATAGCTGAGGGTGTCGGACGGAACACGCCCAAGCAAAAGATTCAGTTTCTTAGTTATGCGAGAGGTTCATTCTTTGAGCTACTGGCATTCTTTGACTGCTTACCAATACCTTTAACAGACAAACAAAAACAAAATCACAAGGAGCTGTACCGTTTAATCGAAGACGAGTACTGGGATGCTGTGCGTGATATAAGATAGGAGGATACCAACAATGGATATTAATACAAAGTACGAACAGTTACTTACTAACCTTGAGCTTTGGGCTGAAACCCTTGCGACCCGTGGCCCAAAGGCTGTGGACGATGTCATGGGGGGTATGTACGATGAGGTAAAGGTTTACGCCGATGAGCTTGAGCCAAGACTCCCTGCCCTATCGCTTAAGGAGAAACTGCTTCAGGTCAGAAAGCAATTAACTAAAGAGCTTGGCGAGGAGCCGACAGATGAAGTCCTTGCGAGTGAGATGAATTTACCCGGCGGTGTCAGCACCGTCAGAACTGTTTTATCATTGTGATGGCTGTAGAGATGGATCCGGTGATGGAAGTCACTGAAGAGGCGAAGCTTTTTCACGATGGCTTAGAGATTTTGCTCAAGGAGATGCGGGGAAGGGTCTCGCAAGATATTGTTATAGACAGTTTAATATCTGCGGGGTTGGATCAATTGCATCATAGTGCATTGCATGACTGTGCTGACGATCGCCGTTTGGCGGGTGAGCTTGTCCGCGAGCATATGATTTTAGTGCTAGATAGATTGGTTGAGGAGGTATGGGTCAACGATGCGGAACGCGACTCTAGCTAGCTTTATATTAGTTATGACCGTTGTGTCATTTCTGGTGTTGTGTGCGTGCAGCAAGCCCCCGGTTGAAGGGGGCACTGCACGGTACAACAAAATGTATCATTATCAAAATATGGAGGACTGCCCCTATGACGCAGAAGATTGGCAACATAATAGAACAAATGCAAACGACAATGGATGGGATGCTAGAGAGGCTAGCAAAGTTAGAAGGGGCTTTAGTAGCCCTAAAACAATCGAGGAAGCCCTCGGTTTACATAGACGAGCAAACAGCCCTGCTGAGCTCGGAGGACGCGGACATTCGCTTTATAGCCAGGAAGGTGGCGGAAAATGAATTGTCCAAAATGCGAGAGCAAGACCGAGGTATTGGAAACACGGAAGACGGTGTATTATGACGCGGTCAAAAGAAGACGCGAATGCCCTAGTTGCGGACACCGCTTCACAACGAAAGAATGCTCGCAGGAAAAATTCAAAGAGCTCCTCTTCGTCAAAGAAGAGCTCCTCGAAGCGCGTGCCAAAATCCGAGGACTCGAAAGCTTTAAGCGAAAAATACTTGGAACCGCCCTTACCGTTTCCTAACAACACGAAGGAAGATCAGACCAATGCCGATGTACGTTTATCTGAGTTTATGCGTGGTGAGCGTACTGTGCTGTTTAATGGCGAAGAGCATGTCTATGATTCGGAAGGTATGCGGACTTATACGCTTGAGGAGGTTGGCACCATTATGGGAGTCACTCGGGAGCGTGTCCGTCAGATTGAGGAAACAGGTATACGGAAAATGTGGCGTGCTTTTGACATCATGTGCAAGCGCGAGGGAGTCACTAAAGAAGAATTTATGGGGATGTTATTAGGTGGAAACGATGAAGCAACAGTCTACATGCCCTAAGCTATTTGATTGGCAGGAGGCTCATGCGAGGAGACTCTCGGATGCGCTTACTGTATTTGGATATGCGAAGGATGGCTCGGATACGGGCACCGGTAAAACGGTTGTCGCTCTGTCTGTGGCCAAAGACCTGGGACTTACACCCTTTGTCGTTTGCCCTAAGTCCGTTGTCCCATCGTGGAAAGAGTGGATACAGAAATTTTACCCATCCTCCACTAACTATGTCTTGAACTACGAAAGTCTGGTTCGTGGCAAGACAGAGTACTACAAGCGCAAGGGGTCGCAGAGATTATGGACTCTGCACCCCGAGCGTGTACTTTTAATTTTTGACGAAGATCATCGGTGCAAGGGCGCGAAGAGCGAAAACGCAAAGATGATGATCGCGGCTAAGAGCAGAGGCTTAATCACCCTGTCTTTAGGTGCGACCAGTTGCAACTCCCCTATCGAAATGCGTGCTCTAGGTTATCTGTTAGAGATGCATGATGATAGAGGTTGGTGGAATTGGTGTCTCAAAAACGGGTGTAAGCGTGGAACCTTTGGCGGATTGACTTTCACGGGGAATAAGTCGGCCTTGAAAAGGATTCACGATCACATCTACAAAGAAGGACGGGGGAGCAGATTAAAGATCACCGATCTGCCCCCCGGCTCCTTCCCTGATGGGGTTGTTATCCCTGAGGGCTACGATGTCGGATCGACAAACGAGATTGAGAAAATTTATCACGATCTATGGGTTAAGCTTGAGGAGATTGAACATAAGAAATCAGATAATGATAACCCTCTAACTCTTCAGCTTCGGGCTCGGCAGGAGGTGGAGCTATTAAAAGTTCCTGTCCTTGAAGAGCTCGCCCGTGATGCATTGGAGGCTGATAACTCCGTAGTAATATTTGTAAATTTTAGGGAGACGCTCGAGGCTCTGCTTCGTAGGCTGTCTGGAACTCATGAAATCAGTGTAATTGAAGGTTCTCAGTCTGGGGTGGCTAGAGACCTTGAAGTTAAAAGATTTCAGAGAGATGAGTCCCGGATATGTCTGGTCACGACACAAGCGGGAGGCACAGGTTTGAGCCTTCATGATGTCAACGGCAAGCATCCTCGGGTGTCCCTGATTTCACCGAGCTTTAGCGCAATTGACCTGAAACAAGCACTTGGACGGATTCACAGGGCGGGAGCCCAGAGCCCTGCCGTCCAAAAAATTATATTCGCGGAGGGGACTGTGGAGATGCGTGTCTGCCGTCTTGTCCGCAAGAAACTGAACAACATCGATCTTATCAATGATGATGAGATGAATCCATTATTATGAGAAAACTAATACCTTACATCCTACGACCTTTGATCTTAATCCAAAGACTTTTGACCAAGAAGCGTGAAGAGAAGTTTGAGCCGAAAAGACCTTTTCTTTGATTTTTTACTTTTCTTTTTCGTACGCAAGTGTTATACATTTGCATAACACCACACACCAACCCACATAACCCAATATTATTATGAGATTAAATCCCGATTTTTTCGAGGATCCTGAAAGCGATCCAGAGAGCCAACTTGATGACGCAATACAGGAGATTACTAAGTTTTCATCATTACCTGCAGAGACACAATCCGAAATATATCAATACGGTGAGCAAGTTAGCCACATGATTGCAACAGCACCCAAGGATGTAGAGGATCCTATGGCATACTACTTAGGGTTTCAAGCTATGCAGATTAATGCTTTACAGAAATCGTTAGTGAAGGCTCAGAAGATAGCGGTATTGCTAGCAGGAAAAATAGACGATCTTTCTAATGAGTAGCCCGGAAGAGATTAAAGATCTACCAACTATTCGAATCCTCAAGGAGCGCGAGGTTCCCTATGTCGAATGGGATCTTGAGATGGAGGATGATACCCATGCCATGCTTGTTAAGTGGGGTAAGGAGGGTGCGACCGATGAGGATTTTGTAAACATAGCAGTCCGCGAAGGATTAAAAGCCTTTGTAGAAAGCAAGGAGGAGATTGATGAAGATATCACTGAGTAATTTTGGAAAAACTTTTACGGTTGAGCTGGAGCAGGACTCTAGTCTCGATACCTGTTTAGATGCAATCAAGGGATTGCTTGTGTCCGTAGGTTTTCACCCTACGACAGTAGATTGGCATATTAAAACGGATACATGGAATCTCGAGCAGAGTCCATTTGGCGACGATGAGTAGTCCTGAACAACATCATGCGCTTGGGCCGAGCACATTAAAGTATGTAGAAATTTGCCCATCGTATCGCTCCTCCAACGAGACCAACATCTTTGCGGAGGAGGGTACGCTTTTACATTCAGCAGCTGAGACTGGCGATCTCACCGAGCTTAACGAGGAGCAGTTACGACATGTCGTATCGTGTTTAGATTATTTAAAACCTTTGGAAGATCAGGCGGATCAAGTTTTCAAAGAGTTGCGTGTGGAGATTGGATATGGATCAGATTAAAGAAGGAAAGATTCGACAAAGTACCGAGGCCCCTCTTTGGCACGAGCTTCAACTGCTCGGCTCTGGAGATAAGGTTGTCGGAAGAAGTGTCATCAGGCGGGGTGACTCAATTTATGTGGAGACTAACTTCGAGCAGGTTCCTATCTATGCGTTCAAAATGAACGGGAATCTCATGAATTTTCTTCGCGAGCATAGGAGTGTGTGGGATGGAGAGTAGTATATTTGGAACAGTAGATCGGGTCGTCATAAGAGGAACTCATGTCGATGTAGTAGATTTTAAATTTGGTCGCGGTGAGATCGATGATGCGGAAATTAATATTCAGGGTCAGGCATATTTGCTTGGCGTAATGGATAAGTTTCCAGAGCTCGAGACCGCTACCGTTCATTTTATCATTCCAAGAAGGGATGAGGTTTTTACTGCTGATTTCACTCGTGCTGACATGGAGGGGATCCGTCTTCGCATCGGTCTTATTGTTGGTAAGGCTATGCTTTCTGATGCGGAGCGGATCCCCAATACCGAGGGCTGTAAATACTGTAAGCACAAGCTATCCTGCCCTGCCCTGAATGATAAGATGCTACCTCTTGCTAAGAAGTATGCGAAGACTGTAGATGATTTTGAATTAAATCTTTGGGGCAGCTACTCCCCTGCTGAGATCGAGGATCCTGAGGTTCTTGGTAAGATGCTTAATGTAGCCAGCGTGGTAGACAAGTGGGCAGAGGCTGCGAAGAAGCAGGCGACAAAGCTTGCAACAGATGAAGGTCTGGAGATACCCGGATACGATCTGCATTTCAGAACAGCAACTGCAAAGATTGATGATAGTCAGGCTGCTTTCGATGCGGTGGAGCATTTGCTAAGTGCGGAAGAATTTATGAATGCGTGTAATGTTACCCCCTCTGCATTGGGTAAAGCGTATTCTGAAAAACTTCCACGGGGTGAGAAGAAGGACGCCAGGGCTAAGATCGACAATGCCCTTGAGGATGCAGGAGTAATCCTGTCCGAAGAAGAACGGAGTTTGACTCCTTATCTTAGGAAATCAAAAAATTTATCTTGAGTGTATAACATTTGTTAACGCTCGCAAAACAATAACCAATAGACAGGAAGGATACAAGATGGCTAAATCATCATTATCAGAGTCAAAGACAGACGAAACGGCAGTAGTAGAAGCTACTGGAGATATCATAGAAGGATCACCAACATCGGGGGCATTGGCGGTGTCCGGCGCGGGTGTAATCGGAGACATCGATGCAAGCGACATCGAATTTCCTAAGCTAGCAATAGCTCAGGGAGTTGGACCGCTTAGCGATAACTTCAAGAAAGGAGCAATCGTTCTTGATGCCGAGCACGAAATCAGCGACGGGACAACACCAGTCGAGTTCACCGTTCTAAGGATCGGTAAATTCTTCGAGGAGAATATTCCCTTCGGATCTGGAGAAATCCCAAGAATCGTAACGCCGGCAGAGCAGAAGAAGATCGGGGGGACGACACAGGGTCACCGTGATGGTGAGAACTGGGTTCAGCCCGATTGGAAACCATTGGCTGACGCCTTGGTCTGCATTAAGGGTGATAGCGAGGATGTGTTCCCGTATAACTTCGGCAAGGATCATTATGCCATCGCTATGTGGCGAATCCGTAAGACCGCCTACGAAGGCGGGGCTAAACCGATATTAACAGCAGCCGGCACCTACTACAGAAACGGGCTTCGCAACGGCTCATTTCTCCTGACCACTCAGAAGAGAGTGTTTAGTGGAAATGCTGTCCACGGACCAAAAGTTGTTCGCGGTAAGAAGCACGACGAGAAATTCG